TCAGTTCACCGGGGATCACCCAGTGGCCTTCTCCCAAGGTCGCAGAGGAGAGGTCTACATCTACCAAGGGTATGGCAAGCGTGGATTAGTGCGGGACTCATCGGGTACTGTTCGACCAGTTGGCTTAGATGCCCCAGCGGATAAGCCCGAGATCACCATCGACACCGCTGCCAGCTACTATGTTGCCCGTGTAGACATCATCGACGCAGGCAACGGCTACAACCTTCCCCCTGCTGTCAGCATTGCTGCTCCTCCCGCAGGTGGCAAGCAAGCCACGGCACTCTCCCGCATCGCTGACGCACGGGTGTCAGAGACTGAGATGGTCAGCAACGGTGCCGGCTACACAACAGTTCCCTGCGTCACATTCACCGACACACCCAACGGCCCGGCAACTGGAACTGGAGCAACGGCAGTTCTTGAGCTAGAGGATGGTCACGCCAAGGGTGACCCTGACACTGGGATCGTGTACTGGGAGATCTCCGAGCTTCCCACTTGGTTCTGGTTCTGCTTGTCTAGCTACGCCCGCGAAGGGCAGGGCATCATCGTCAATGCAACTGGCGGCTCTGGCAGTGGTGCCAAGGCTATCTTCTGGCTTGACGGTGGCCCATACAACGGCAACTGCCTCGACCAGAACTCAGACGGCACTGAACTGAGCGACTTTGGTGTTCGCGTTCAGGTGTATGACTTTGGCTCTGGCTACCAACCCGGGGATGTTGTCACTGCACAGGTTCATGTAGCCAACGCATTCTCGTCAGGCTGGGGTGGTGTCGGCCCAGATTGCAGAACATACCAGCAATGCCAACTGAAAGCGGAAGGTGTCACCCGGTACGGACCTAGCGCACCCGATCTTATTTCGATCATCGACGCAAACCCGTACAAGCAGAGGAAGATTAAAACCACCGTGACCAATGGTGGTTCGGGATACCTCACTCCCCCGACATTCACGACTGAAGATGGCGACATCATCAACACCGAGGTTGATTGTGACGGCAAGGTCACCAAGCTGATCCTTGATGAGCCCAACAAGCTATATCTCTTCCCACCCAAGATTGTGAACACTGCCGGGGACGTTGGTGGTGCTAAGGGACTGGCTATCGTCAGGGCCCACTTCCGGGGCAAATATCAGTGTTACTACAGATACTCCAACGAGAACGTGAGCAAGGAAAGCGGTGGCCCGATCTACTCAAACCTCAGTCCCGTCAATGAGGTGGACTGCGGGGATGTGGCAAAGAAGCTCACATGGACGCTCCCGGGCACCCCTCCAGCAACTGCCACTCATGTAGAGCTTTGGCGGTCCAGTAGCAATCAGGCCACCCAGCTATTCCGAGTGGCAAAACTTCCCATAGGAACAACTGCCGACAATGGCAGGCTGTCGCCGGGAATCATCACCTACGAAGACCTTCTGTCAGATGCCGACTTAGTTCAGGACACCAAGAGAGAAGGCTACGAAACCCAGCCTATTCTCTACTCAGACGGCAGCCTGAATCTGAACAAGTACGGTATAGCCAGTTCTGATTTCGCGGTGGGTGTGGTGTTTCAGGACCGCACTTTTCTGGGGGTGGACACCACAGGGAAACGCCCCAACACCTTGCTGTTCTCCGAGGCCGACAAGCCCGAGGCTGTTCCCGAAACCAATGAGCTACCTCTACAGTCCAACGTCCGCGATACGGACTACGTCACGGCACTGATCCCCTACGCAGGAGCCTTGATGGTCTGCCAGTCGAGGCACATAAACCGTCTGAACTTTGTCTCCCGGCCCGAGATGGATGCCACCACCTCCTTGGTTGCCTACCGAGGCTGCCTGAATCAGAGGTGCTGGGACATCTGGATGGGCACTGGCTACCTCTTGGATGACAACGGCTTCTACACGCTTGATCCTCAGGGTCAGGTCGAGGACATATCGGACAACATCGCCAGCTTGTTCCGAACCAGTCCCGATCCGACCGTGGACACCATTGATTTCAGCAAGCGGGAATGGTTCTTCGTGAGGGCAGACAAGAACTTGGGGGTCATCCGCATCCACGTTTCATTCAACGGGGACGAGGGCATCTACCCATCCCGCCAGATTGTCTATGACCCCGACTCCAAGACCTACTGGCAGGAGAAATACCCCTACGTTTTCAGTGCCGCCACCGAGGCGCGGATGGAAGATGGCTCTATCCAAGCCATCACTGCCAGTGAGTCGAACCTCCACCTGTTTGCCGATGGTCTTACGGACGATGGCACACCTGTGGACTACGCATTCCGCACCGGGAACATGGAGTTCATCACCGATTCCACTGCCAAGAACGGTGGTCAGCAAAACTCCCGCAATGTCGCCGTGGTCTATCGGCCAACTGACTCCGATTCCTTGCTGAAACTGTCCAACTTTTACAACGGCAGCAACACCCCCCGAGGCAACGTAGCCATGAGGGATCGCGGGGTGGGGTTCATCCATGACATGGAGGCACCGGAAGCCTTTGTCAACATGGTCAAGCTGCCCCACCAAGAGGCCGAGTCGCACGGCATTGCCAGAGCCCTGTTTGCGGGCAAGACCATAGAGGCTTTCTATGGCAATGACTCCCATGTATCTGTTCGCCTACATGGGCAGCAAAGTAACTCTGGCCCCGTTGTAATCCACTCTGTAGATTTAGATGGAGTTGCAGCCGCCGGGAGCGAGTAATGTCCTACGAAAAAGCAATCAACGAAATCCAAAGCCTGCTTACTCAGACTGGCATCCCGCCCGGCCAGTCACAGGACATAGCCGCCCGACTGTCTTCAGCAATAGCAATGTACTACGACTACCGTGCAAACGGTGGCAGTGGTGATAACTCTTCTGCCAACCTCGAAAACATCTCCCGGGCCAACAGCGATGGTGCTGCCTTCAGGAATCGCTTCAGTGCCCCTGAAGAGGATCGACAACCCGGGCTTGCCGGTAGGGCTGGCAAGGACGGGCTCTGGGCATGGGCGAGGGGTGCTACCGGGGCCACTGGGCAAGACGGCCAAGACGGTATGCAGGGTCAGGCCGGTCAGGACGGCATCACCACCATCATTACCCGTGGCGGCGGGGTAGACCTGAGCGACCTGTACAAGCAGCTAAAAGACCTTGCCAAAAGAATCAAAGCACTTGAGGAAGAAGACGAAAAGCCGACTAACTGCCTCAAGTGCTGTAAGGGGAAGTTCAAGGGTCAGGACCCATGCTCAATCCTTGAACAGCAAGCCAACAGATTTGGAGACTGCGGAACTGACCGTGCCAGCATTTGCGACCGACTCGAAAAGCTAGACGATAAGGTTAAGTCTATTGAGAAGCAACTCAAAGACACGGTGAATTGCTGATGGGCAAGTTGGTCAAAAAGGACGGCAAGTTCCTGAAGAAGAACGGCAAGTTTGTCAAGACTGACAACATTGCGGAATGCTCATGCTGTGGCGACGGCCCCTGCCCTCCCGGCAAATACTGCACATGGATTCCCCCTGATCCATGCTCTACCGGCAAGTGCAGGCCAGACCGGATAGATGACAACCCATTCCTTGAAAGCCAGTGCGGTGATGCTCCCTACGACTGCCGCAGCGAGGATGCCTGCAATCAGTGGTACGAAAAAAACCCCAATCCCCCGTGTGATTGCTGGTTCTGCGAAAGCGGTGAGCTAGTCAACAGGCCCGCATATACCAACGATTGCATTGGAAGAGGGGGCAATCCGAACAAAGAAGATGTCGAGGCGGATTGCTTGGAGGAGTGCAAGTGCTTCCCGCCTCCCTCCATAACGAGCCTAAGACTAGAGAAGCGGGATGACCCAAATGGCGGCGGTCAGTTGCTCTGCGTGATCATCGAGACAGATTGGTCCCCGCCAGACGGTTGCTTTGATGACTCCGCAGACAGTCGATCTAAGGCTAGTTTGGAGATTGAGTTCCTGAACAAAGATGGTGCTGTAGTCAAAGGCGCAGGTGGGGCAGCAGACCTAGGGCCGCAGTTGTTTGAGCTATGTGGCCCGTTGTCAGTGGCCTGCGACCTAGCCAACAAAGACAGGCAAGTCAGCAGTGCGAGGGCCAGAATCCTAGACAGCAGCAACAACTGCCCGCCAAGCAAATGGGAAGAAAAGGGGCTGGACGCTGGCTCTGATGACTACGACGGATTGTGCCCGCCCCCTATTAGGTATATCTGTGTGCAGCCGTATTGCGATGCGGGCAAGAACTACTGCAACTGGCGAGTTGTTATAAATGGAGGTGTTCCTAGCTGGGAGGGCGGTTTCCAAGACTGCCGAAACGTGGGGTGCCCGCCGGGCTTAGGCTGCCAATACCCATCAATCCCAGCGACGATAGACGGGCCGCAGGCAACCCTTACCGACTGCGTTGGTCAAAGCAAGTTCTGCATGAGGGAAACAGACTTTAATCCAGACATCTGGGAAATAGTGTCTGGACCCTACGACACCAGCAAGGAATGCGAAGCTGCCTGCAATCCGCCGCCACCACCGGACAAGGAGTGCTGTGTCGAGTGTGATTCTGGAGCTTACCCGGAAACGTGCGACGGGTGCCCAGATGGGTATGACTGCATAGAGGCAGGTGGGGCGATTTTTTGCATCAAATCCACGCCGGTTGCTTGCGGATTTGAGGAGAACGGAGACTATCTACAGGACACACTCGACGCGATCAAAGATTGCGAGCAAATGGGTGGTGCCCCTATGGCAACTCAAGCCCCTTGCCGAGAGCCGCCGCCGCCAACGTGCGAAGGCCAAAAGGTATGTGACGAGTGGCAGGCTGATTACGACGCAGACGGTAATTTTGTCACCTGTGTCCGCGTGTGCTGCGAATACAACGCGGACTGTGGCTGTATTGATGGCAGCGCACAGCCAGAGTTCTCGCCGGATCAGTCGCTTTGTCCTGCGGTAAAGGAGAACCCCCTCCCATGATCGCCTGCCACAAAGACAACCTGATAGCCAGATGCCAAGAGCGGGGCTACACCCTTGAAGAGGTCATGCCATGTGTAGTCAAGCAGAAGGGGGACCTGTGGGTCATAGACGAGACTCACGAAAGCTACCCCCACGCCCGTGGCCCTGAGCAGCCGAAGTGTCTGGCCGGGGTCCAACTCAAGGGCCTGTTGAAACGGATTGGCATTACGGCTTCCCCGACTTGTAGCTGTAACTCAAGGGCTGCTTACATGGACAAGATGGGATGCCAGTGGGTTAAGGATAACATTGAGACAGTGGTTGATTGGCTAGGGGAAGAGTCCAAGAAGCGGGGCCTGCCGTTTGTCCGCATGGCCGGGAGGGCCTTGGTTATGGCTGCGGTTACGCTGGCAGAGCGAAAAGCCGAAGGTAGCGTTTCAGTTTGAGCCGACCGGGACATAAGTAAGGCATGGCATTCAACAACTTCAACTACGGCTTGGCCTATCGCTCTCAGGGCGTAACCCCGGATATGTATTCGGATGACCCTGAAGAAGCCCAGAAGATGATGAATGAGGATATGCACGCGCGTTGGACCCCCGACAAGGGGCAGTCCTTCCGGCAGGGAATGGTTCAGCAAGCTGCCAAGGAGCGTAACCAAGGCCACGGTCAGGCCCGCCCCCGTGCCGCAGCAGGCCATGCGGTAGCCCACGCCAACGCTATGGGTGACGCTCCTCTCCCGCAGTGGCAGCACCCGATGGCTGCCCAGCACTTCGGTGCCCAACAGGATATGTTCGCTGCCACCAACGCAGCCATCGGCCATGAGATGGAGTCCCGCAGGAAGCTGGCAGAGCATGAGCGGGAACGCCAGCACGAATACGAGATGGAGTCACTGCGGCAACAGGGTGCCAACCAGCGGGCACAAGCTGAACCTCAGGGTGGATTTGGCGGCGGGTTTCAGAGAAGTGATGCCGCCCGTCAGGCCCGTAACCGTTTGCTCTTGGGGATGGCAGGATTGGGCGGGCACACGCTCCGCTATGACGGGCAGGGGAACCGGACGTTCACTCCCCACGCCTATGCTCAAAGCCCACTTGCCCGCTCACTGTTGGGGTAATCCATGAAGTCTCCACTACCACAAGCACCGACCGTCAATTCCGCCCCCAAGATGCCCACCAACGGGCAGGGGTTCAACGCTGGGTCCCTGCGTCAGGGGCTTCTCAAAGAGTCTTCTGCCTTCACGCCGCACACCGGGACGGCCACCGGGGACCGGGCTGCCAGCGATTATGCCAAGGGGATGGCGTTCTCAAATGCCGCCCAAGTGAACCGTGACACGATGAAGGCCAATGCCGAGATGGGCAACACTCAGGCGAAGCAAGGCGAACAGATGGGCCAGCAATGGCGGCAGGCTCAGATGGGCCGCTACAAGCAACTGATGGGGCAGCGCAACCAACAGTCCTCTCTCGCCGCCAAGCTGCTTGAGCAACAGATCGGCCTGAACTCTGAGTGGCAGACCAGCCTCATCGGAATGATTGGGTAACCATGCTAGGCGCAAGCAACACATCGTTCCGCATCAAGCCGCCCCGGCTGATTGCCGACTCAGCTACCGAGGACATGGCGAACAACGTCTATGCCAGTGGTCTACAGAAGGGGCAGACCGCAGGCAGGGATGCGTTGCAGGCCAACGCTGGCAAGGGCTTTTCCGTTGGTGCCAACCAACAGATGTATGCCGCTCAGGCCGAGGCAGCCGGTGCCGCAGAGGGAGCCAAGGGTGCTGCCGCCATTCGTGCGGAAGACCAAGGCTTTAACTCTCAGGCGAGATTCGACAACGAGATGCTTCGCCAAGGGGCTATGGCTTTCGACTACGGACAGATGACTGAAGCAAACGAAGCGGGATTCGCCAACAAGTTCAATCAACAAAGTAACCGAGCGTCTATTCAATTCGCTCGTCAACAGGCACAGCAACGTCTGCGTCTTGCCATGTTGGGCAAGGGTCTTGCATAGGAGAAGTGATGAGCCACCAAGCGATTTCGGGCCTTGATCTGGATGACCTCACCCCCAAGCAACTCCGCAAGGTGCTGAACGGGATCGTGCGCAACCAGCTTCCCTACGGCAAGAAGACCGACGAAGAGAAGGAAGAACACGCGGACAAGGATGAGGCGAAATCCAAGTCCCTCGCTGATCTGAAGGAAGCCAAGAACGGCAAGCCCAAGACTCCGAAAGTCACGAAGGACGATCTTGGCGACAACGATCTGCCATTCCGCCGCAAGAAGAAAGAAGACGCATGAGCGAGACAATCCGCAAATCACTCAAGGCACTCAGCGGGGCGAACGCTCCAGCCGCTCCTGATGCCCCGTCTTTAAAGACGGGCGATACCGCTCTGCGCAAGCCCCTCGCCCAGAGCCCAAACACCACCCTGAACAATGCAGACGATGGCCTGCCGATCAGCGTGGTTCGCAACCTGATCTACAGCGGTGCCCCGCAAGACCTTGCCCAGTTGCGGCAGATCGTGGACGGCTTGTCGCCCCGGGCCAAGGCCAACCTCATGGCATCCATTGCCAGAGAGACACGCGACCCGCAGTCCCCGGCCAAGGCAATCAGCCTGACCCCCGAGGGGCAGATGCTCGTTGATGCGGTGTTCAACAAGAAGGACCCGGACCCGTCATGGATTACCAGCAAGCCAGCCACCCCGGGCGGTGGGCAGCGGCTCGACCTCGTTAGTGCCGAGGCCGACCTTGAGCCAAAGACGTTCCGGCCTGACAAGCAGTCAGAGCAAAGCCGGAAACTCAAGGACACTGCATCCTTCCGCAGCAACGAGGAGATCGCGGAGAACAAGGACGGCAGCTTCCGAATCAAGCACACCGACCAGCACCTCGACGGTCAGACCAAGCGTTCCATCGAACGCGCCAAGGAAGGTCTGCCTGTTGGCCCTATCTATGACGATGCCGCCAACACCCCCGGCAATCGCAAGCCCGGTCGAGCCCTGTCCGCTGGCACTCAGACTCCGCAGCAAGAAGCCACCAAGCTCATGCACAGGCTGGCAGAAACCAGCAATGCTCACGGTGTAATCGACAGCAAGCGGGCAGACGATCCGCTGATGTACGACACGGCGGATGTCCAGCAAGACAACCCCAGCGTCTTTGCTCCCGGCAACACCGGCAGCAAGATGAAGCGGCACGTTACGAGTGTCCGGCCTGCCGACCACAGCGATGCCTTGCGGGCGTTTAGCTTTGTGAAGAAGGGTGAGTTCACCCACCCAAACCAGCAATTCAACTCCGCTGAAGACTTCGCCCGTGCGTTCGTTGAGAGCGTGGATCAGGAAGGTCTGAACGTCACGCCGGTCACTGCCCGTGAGCGGGCGGATGCGACAGAGATGTTGCAGAGCTACAACTACGATGACGATTTCATAACGGAACGCACCAGTCCGGGGCTTGGCAATCAGGGGATGTATATGCCGCCCCCCGGCGAGATGACTGAAGCTGCCGCCGGTCGCATGATGCGGCAGAACATGAGCGACACGGTTCGTTCCACCAAGACTGCCGAGCGGGCACTCATGCAGGAGCAAGCTGTTGCCTCCCTTGCCCGCAAGTTTCAGGACATTTTCGGGCATGAGGGGTGGGGCGAAAACTACAAGCCCAGCACTCGCCCGGGTACGAGTGAGCCTGCGGCCCCGGCTGGTGGCGTTGGTGAAGGTGTTGCCACCAGTCAGGACCCTGCCAACGTCCCCAACCTTGGCACTCCGAACGTGCGTGGCGAGGCTCCTCCACTCAAGGCAGTCGCCCGCCCCGGCAAGCCCGGGATGGAGATTGGCGAGGACGTTGATGCCGATGACCTTGCCGACCTTCACCAACAGCGAGTGGGTGGCGACGGCGAACCCATCTCGACCGAAGAGGTGGAGCCCAGCTTCGCCCGTGGTCGAGACTTGGGTGACCGCACTGGCATGGGCCGGACTAAGACCAAGGAACTCCCGGGCAACAAGCCGGGTGAGTATCAGGACCAACAGCCCTTTGCTGCCTACAACCGCGAGAACCGGATCGTCAGCGATCACGACCTAGAGCAGAGGCGGATGTTCCAGACGGAGGGCGGCGAGACTGAGCGTTCCTCTACCCTTCGCAGACAGTTGCGGGCCCTCATGGAATCCAACGAGCCCGAGGCACCGGGCACCCGTGCTGCGGCGGCGAAGGCCACCCAGATTGCAGACCTCCAGCAACGGCTGAGACTGTCCGAGCGGCTGGACAGAATGTCTGGCATCAACTCCATGCGGGGGCCACGCGACCCTGACACCGGAACTTTAAATCCAAACGCTGGGGCAATGATCCCGACCCGGCAGCCGACCGAGGTGGCCGACCTACACGCCAACAATTTGGCTGCATCCTCCACACCCATTGATGCTGACGAGATTCTGCCTCCCCGGCAAAGGGACCTCGACCTCAACAACGAGCCCATCGACGTTGAGTTTGAGGTGAAGAAGCCCGCCCCGACACCAGAGCCAGCTTGGAAGAAGTGGGCCAAGCGGGCTGGCGTGGTTGGCGGCGGCATCTTGGGCTACGAACTCCTGAGGCAGGGTGGCCAGCCGCCGATCAACGGTGGACCGCCGCCGGGTGGTGGTGGCGGTGGTGGCGGTGGGCCTATGGACCCGCCGGGTGGACCCGGTGGTTACGTCCCCTACGGACCTCCCGGTGGCCCGATGGGGCAAGACCTTGGTGCCAAGCCTGAGGATCGAATCAGGGCACTCCAGAATTTTGAGATGCGTGTCAATCCCCACACCCAAATCCTTCAGAGCTACAACCGATGAGTCAGCAAATCCGCAATGCACTCAAATGGCTGACCGGCCCCTCGTCTATGACTCCGGGTGGTAGTGGCCCGCCTTCCATTCCGCCCGGTCGCAATCTCTCGCCACCGCCGCCGGATGTTCCGCCGCCCCCTTCTGGCAGGAACCTTCCGCCGCCTGACGTTCCGGCTAGAGGGAATGGGTGGGGTGCTGCACTTGGTGCTGGTGCTGCCCTTGCCGCAGGTGGTGGTGTTCTTGGTTACGTTATCAATGCCATGAACAACGGTGGCAATCAGGCTCCTCCTCCGCAGCCCCCGGCTCCACCAGCCCAGCCCCCGTTCGATCCGAAGACGGCAACGATTGATGAGATGGTTGCGGCTGGATACCGGGATTACGGTAATGGGTTTGTCGCCCCGGGAACACCAGCCACCCGTGGTCAGCGTGAGCGGTTCCTCAAGGATCAGGCGCGTCGATACCGCACACAGATTGCAGACAACCCTAAGATTTATGGAGACATAGTTGCTTCATACGACCAAGCAAACACCACCAACGTCCCCGGCTCTGCCCACTCAGCTAGGGCTGTTGCCACCCGCGCGTTGACTGCGCACTTGGATGCACAGAAAGAAGCGCAGATTTGGACAAACATCGACAACCGGGCCAAGCAACAGAACGTGGCCAACCAGATGGGTGTGGACCGTGGGTATGTGATGGCTATGGAGGATGTCCAGCGTCACGCTGCCCGTGGTGACGTTGCCTCTGCCAGCGCGGCTGCGGCCATGTATTCGCAGCGGTATGGACCGGGCTTCCTCTATGCCGCCAAGAACATGACTGACCAGCACTCTGCCAGCGAGAGGGCCAAAGCTGAGATCGCCGGACAGAAGCCGCCTCCCAAGGCAATCGCTGATTCCGTTCAGGAGAACATGGCAAAGATTCAGGCCATGCCTCCGGGTCCTGCCCGCAAGGCTGCGATTGAAGCGTTCTACAACGCCGGTGCCAACGGTGATCCCAAGGCGGCAAAGGCCAGCGTGGAGAACCACTACCAGACCATCGTCAAGGACATGGGCAGTCGGCTGGGCCAGCTATCCCCTGAGGAAACGAGTGAGCTTCAGCAAGTTGCTGGTCACATGAACTACCAGCAATTCCTGAAGTATTCGGGGGCGGCTGACACCCCCGAGAACCAGAAGAACTACCAGCGAATCTTCAATAAGAACGCAACGTGGGCGCAGTCGAACGAGCAGCTTGGACCGCTGGGCACTCTCCGCGACTGGGCGGTCCCTGACTTCCTCTTCCCCGGCTGGAAGTAATCAATGCCTTGGCGTGATCCATTCATGGATGCGGGCAGCAATCCGTTTTTGCCGGATGACAAGCCCGCTACGTCTGCACTCCCAGCTTGGCAGAGGGACGAGGCTCTGGAGAAGCTGACCCGTGGCACCCGCCCTACGGTCAGCAAGCTGCTAGACCTCATCAACATCCCCGGTGCCACCATTCTGGACATTGCCAGAGGGCAGCCCATCGGGACGTTCTCCTCCCCGGGCGACACGCTTGAAGACTTTGGGATGCGTCCCAGCGAGGATGCTCTTGGTGGGTGGGGCCGACCGCTGGCAGAGCTTGGTCTGGGCATCGGCACCGATCCCCTCAACCTTGTGACGTTTGGCGGTGGTGCTGCCAGCAAGGCATCCCTTGCGGCCAAGGCTGCGGGGCTGGCGGATGACGTTACCCGTGTGGCTGGGCGGCGGCTGGCGGATGACCTTGCCGGTGGTGTCCGCAACATCGATGAGCTTGGTGACTTTGGTTACGCGAGGAATGCCACCCGCTCCCTCCAAGAGAACTTCAATCACGGGCTCGACCGGCTCACAGACGATGACCTTCTCTCCCGCCCGATCATTGGGAAGAGAACGGCTGGCAGGAACACCACCCTCAGGGAATTGGTGGATGCTCAGGCTGATCCCACTGCCGCACGGGAAGGGGTCGAGCAATGGCTCCAGAAGAACTACAAGACGAGCTTCGATGAGGTAGCTGGAGACAGGCTCTACAACGATGTTGGCATTGCTCTTCCCAAGTTTCTGGGTGGGTCCATAGCGGGGCAGATTCCCGATGCGTTGGGTGGTGCCCGGTCTGCCGCCCTCCTTGACAGAACTGGTCAAGCCGTTCGTTGGTCCGGCCCCGGTCGCCACCTTGTCTCCATGTCCACCATGTTTGGTGACGAGGTGGTTGGTGCGGTGGACGAGGGTGACCAGATTTTCGCCAAGAGTATGCGGCGTGGAGAGAGGGCTGCCGATGTGCGGGCTGGCCTGCGAAACACCCAGATGCTGCGGGAGTTGCAGGAGCGATCCCCCGCAGTCTTTGGCAACCCTGCCATCTCCAATGCGGTGCGGAATGTAGTCGAGGGCACTGCCAGTGCTGCCGACCAAGCACTCGTCACCAGCAACAACCTCGACAGCTTCGTCACTCAGTGGAAGCAGACTGCCAATGAGTACCTCGACCGCAGCCGCCGTGCGGGTCTGGGTGACGGTGAGCTACGGGACACATACGGCACAGAGTATTTCCCCCGTGGCGTGGACAAGGGAGTGTTCGACCGCACTGGCCTGCCCCAGATGGGCGGCAAGGGGAAAGACTGGAGCGTGATGACGGGTGATCAGATCGCCCGCGATGCCGCCTATTCCGTTCCCGGTGGCACTCAGACGATCAATGACCTGTCCCGGGATGCCCGTGTTCTCAATGCCGCCAATGACGGGCTGGCTGCGGATCACATCTACAACACGATCAACGGGATGGTGCAGCCGGGGCAGCCCACCTACTCCCGGGCCCATGCCGTCAAGCTGGCCCGCGACATCCGCTCCATGACCCAGCAAGCCCGGGATTCTGGGCGGGGGCTGTTCGATCAGCACTTCACTGAGGATGCCGCCCGCTATGTGCGTGGCCGGGAACGTGCGATTGAACGTGCCCGTGTCATGTATGACGCACTGGGTGCATCCGCAGTCCATGACAACTACCTGAACGTGCCGGGTGGTCGCCATGACTCCATGAACCGGACGCTCCAACAGCTTGACCTGCGGACCCCATCCCTTCCGCAACAAGGCCCAGTTCCGGGGGTTCCTTATGGCCCCCAGAACCTGCCCCGTAACAGTCAGGGTGTGCCAACTGGACCGGCTCCAGCTACCCCCCAGCTTGCATCCGGCCTGCCCCCTGTTGCCAACGCTATCGGTGCCAAGCATCAGGTGCTAGAGCGGATCAATGCTCGACTGGCGGCGGCTGGTCAGCCACCTATCGAAATGGATGACCTCGCCAACGTGTCGATTGACCAGCGGTTGGTGCAGAGATTCAACCGCATCGCTGACTATTACGCCCAGCCCGAGGTGCAGGGTGTGATGGGCAAATTTATGGACGATCTCACCAACCTTTGGAAGTCATCGGTCCTCAGTTTTCCAAGTCGATTTGTGAGGGACCGCTATTCAGGAGCGATCAGCAACTTCATTGAGGTGGGCAATCCGGTAGACCTGATCAATGGCTACTCCACTGCAAAGTATTTGATGCAGGGTCAGTTCCAGCGGCTTGAGGCAATGGTTGTCAAGATGCCGAGGTATAGGGCTGTAGCTCAAAGCCAAGGAGTAGACGCTGCCGTAGCTGCATTCAGGGACGAGCTTGGTGCATCTGGTGTGTTGAGCGGTCGCCGCATCGAAGACGTTGGTGCCCGGTGGACTGGAAGCCAGACTGGCGAAACCATCCTCGACTCCGCTCTTCCCGGGGCACGACCTGTCACCACCGTGGGCTATCAGTTGGGTGATGCACTGCGGGGCAGGATGCCTCTCAGCCCGCGATACGCTCCCTACTCCGAACTCAATCCACTCACTGCACAGGTCATGGCTCCGCTCAGGAGATTCGTTGGTGCCACCACCAACTTTGCCAATGACATCCCGGGTGTGGCTGCCACCAAGCGGGGCATGGGCATCCCAGTCGGAGAGTCCTTCAGCGAATACATCGGTGATCGTCAACTGACTGACCCGATCCTGCGGTGGGGTGCCAAGCAAGGTGACGCTACCGACAGCATCAATCGACTTGGCGGTTACGCAGCCCTCCTTCTTCAGGGGGTGAGTCCGCAAGAGGCGGCGCGTAGAACTGCGGCGAGTCAGGTGGACTTCGGTTCACTAACAAGGTTTGAGCAACGGTTCGTGAAGAGCTTCATACCCTTCTGGAGTTACTCCAGTAGGACTGGTGCGTGGGTGGCTGCCAAGATGTTTGAGCGTCCCGGCGGTCCCTACACACAGGTTGCTCTGAGAGGGCCGGATGCTCTGACCAAGGGCACCAGCCTCGACAACCCTGATGACAGCTACATCCCCAAGCAAATCAAAGAGAGCATCGGCTTCTCGCTTGAGGGGCTGAGAGATGTTCCCGGGCTGGGCAGTGCCATCGACGCGCTGGCACCCAAGACCGAAGGGGTCAACAGCTTCATCAACTCCTTCGATGTGCCGGGTTCCTCGCTGATCAACATGATCAACGTCAAGCAGGGCTTGGATGGGAGCGTCAAATACGGGGACTCCGCATACAACACGTTCCTCGACACCACCAGCCAACTCATGCACCCCATCATCAGGGACGGGGTGGAGCTACTGTCAGGCCGGAACCTGCACACCGGCAAGAGCATGGCGGAATTTGAGCCGACCATACAAAAGATTGGGCGAGAGCTTGGAGTGGACCCCTACACCACCACCGACAGCTTGCTCAAAGGCAGCAATATGCTGTTCGACTTCGTGCCCCACGCACCCCGGGCCCTCCAGTTGCTCAACCGATTGATGGACGATGAGCGGGTGCCGGACTTGTCGGCGCGGCTGGGCCAGAATGCCTTCAATACCCTCACCGGGATGAAGGTGACCAACATCTCCGAGGATGCGGCGAGGATGGATGCCAGCCGGGAACTGGGGGATATGCTCTCCGACTCACCAGCAATCAAGAAATTTGAGTCCAAGTACATTCCCGAGGAGTTGTTGCCATACGCCAACCCCGAGGATGTCCTTCTCTACCGGCTCGACCGGCAGATGCGGCAAGAGGCGAGGAAGGCCAAGAAAGCCCAAGCCCAGTCAGTTGGCGATCTGGGCAACCCCTTCCTCCTTTAACGGATGGGCGGGGGCATGGGGCAGGAGTTGGGCAGGAGCGTCCGGTCCACATAATGCTTCATGGCCAGTTCAGGGCTCCGATGCCCAAGGAATCGGCTGGAACTCCCGGGCTGGGTAGCCTCAACCCAAGTGGCCCCCGTGCGCCGCATCCACTTGCAGGTGCCTGTGAGCTTCGCTGCCGCCACCATGCGGTCCCACCTGATCCGCAGCCACTTCTCCGACAGGGCCCAGCGGAAGACCCTGCCGTCCGGGGATAGCTCCATCAGTTCGTTGAGGGCATCCACGCATTCGTGGGGCAGCACCTGAACCAAGGAGTCCCCCGTCTTGTGCTGGATCGTATAGAGCCGCCCATCCCTGATCTGACTGCACCTCAGGTTCAACAGGTCACTGAACCGCAGCCCACAGGAGTACCCTGCAAGCACCCAAGCTGTGAAGAAAACGTGGACCGGGCATCCGCATTGCAGCTTGCCGGGGAGGTGGCGGGCAACGTGCAGCAACCTCGACAACTCTTCTCTCGTCCACGCAACCGGCGGCGGAACCGAGTGCTTGACACGCCTGACTCCTTCGATAAAATCTGCACAACGGGGACCGAGCGCAGCACGAATAATCGTGAGGGCTTGGCGACGGTAGTTCGACTTCGTGGTCTTACTGACCGCAAGAGAGTCGAGCCAACGGGTGACCCGTTGAGGAGTCAAGTCGGCCACGGAGGTTATGCCCGATGCTTCAAGCATCTCAGCGGTTCGCATTAGGTGCCGTCGATAATTGTGACACAGGTCACGGCTATCAACGTACTCATCCACAACAGCAGTCAGAGGCATGGCTCCCCTCAGTTGAGTGTCATTCAAGTTGCTTGGCCAACCGTGCCACGCAGTGGGGGGTTTGCCACCGCCCCCTCTAGTTAAGGACGCATTTTGGGGGGGTGCGTTGCCCCTCGCTTTTCCCGCAGAAAACAAAGGATTGTTGACCCTCATGGATTACTCCAGTTCTGCGGACGCTGCCGGTCATGACGGCCCGGAGCTTCCCAAGCTAGTGGCAGGGGTTCGATTCCCCTCGCCCGCTTTTGACGAATCGGTCAAGTTCTTCATTGCACAGGGGGTAGCCCCCCGGAAATGCAACAAGAAGAAGTCAGAGGCCACCCCCGAAGAGTGGGCGGCATATCTCCTATACATGCGGCGGCTCTCGTCGCGGCCTGACCAGAGGGCCAAGAGTCGAGAGCGGGACGCCAAGTGGTCATCCGCTCCAGCCAGCCGACAGAAGAGGCGAGAGGCTGACCGCCGGTACAAGGCCAAGCCAGAGTCCAAGGTCAAGCGCGCTTGCCGTGAGCGTGAGCGTCGTGATGCAGACATCCAGTACAGGCTCAGGAAGTACCTTCGCAGCCGCGTCAGCGATGCAGTAACCCTTGGGCTGAAGGCTGGCTCTGCCGTCCGCGACCTTGGATGCACTGGCGAGTTCCTGAAGGGCTGGCTGGAGTCCCAGTTCAAGCCCGGGATGACATGGGGGAACTGGGGAAACGGCCCGGGGAAGTGGTGCATAGACCACCTGTACCCGCTGGCTGCGGCAGACCTGACAGACCGCACCCAGTTCCTCGCAGCCAATAACTTCAGAAACCTGCAACCCCTGTGGTTTGAGGAGAACGCCACCAAGGGCGACACCATCCAGCCGGAAGCCTTGGTTCTGTTCACTGCCCTGACCCAAGAAATGGGGAAGGGGGTGGCGGCATGACCGAGCCCTCTGTCCATGGTGTCGCCCGCTTTTCAGTTCTCTACGACGAGCCGATCACTACCTATCACAGTGATCTGGCTCATGTCGGCTCTACCCAGATCAGACTGGCAGAGTCAGCCACCGTCTTCCATGACGCGGTGGAGATGGGGTGGATGTCCGACTCCAAGTCGGCAGCCCTCCAGCTAGGAAGAGTTTGGCATACACTCCGAGAGATTGGTTACGACCAGTTCTCGGAGCGGGCGGTCACTGCCCCTGAAGAACATTGTACCGCATCTAGGGGGTTGTCAACAAAAAAGGCAACCAAGGACTGGCTGGCCACCCTGTCCCCGGATGCCATCATCCTGTCCCCCGAGATGGGGGAAATTCTTGGGAAGATGCAGGACCGCTTTGGCCTGAACCCCAAGGCAGTCGAGCTTGAAGAGGACATCCTCCATCGGGAAGCCAGCATCCGCTGGGAGTCCACGGCTGGGGTGATGGTCCGCTGCCGCCCTGACTTCGTTGGCAACAACGGACAGTTAGGCGACTACAAGACCACCAGCGAGAAGAACATTCTCAAGGACTGGTCCCGATCCGTAAGGGCTTACGGGTACGGAATCAGTGCCGCCCTCTACGAACAGGGGGCAGTGGTCAGCGGGTTGGCCGAGCCACCCATGCACTTCATCGTCACTCAGACGGTGCATCCCTATCTCACGCAGGTGGTCACGTTGCCCCCGGTCTACATGGACTGGGCGAGGCGGCGGCTTGACGAACTGCTCACCGACATTGCCCGTCGCCGTGCGACGGGTGATTGGCTTGAGGACGGTTACGGCAAAGTCAACGAATTGACTATGCCCGGGTTTGGGGATCGGTCTTTCTTCACAGTCGAATAGTAACAAAGGAGTAACACATGGAGATCGACAACTACATTCGCGGCGTAACTTCTTCCCCGGAAACCAAGCAGTTAGTAACTGCGTTGGCAAAGGCACAGATGGAGTACAAGCCGATCAGGAAGACGGGCCGCAACGAGTACGGCAAGTTTGACTATTCAACTCTGGGCGACATCTGCGTGGCCTTGCTCCCTGCCTTGAACAAGCATGGCTTCCCCATGCCGCTGTTCCAGACTGGGTACATGGGCTCCGAGTTGGTCATGGTCGGCAGGCTTGTTCACAACACGGGCGAGTGGGTGTCCTGCCTTCTCCCGATGCGGGACATGATCGACAAAAATGGTAACAGGCGTGAGGACAACCAGTCCCTTGAGGCTGCGTCCACCTACACGAAGAAGCAGTTGTTCCTCCAGCTTGCCGGTGGCTGGAGCGTTGGTGCCGAAGACTTGGAGCAAGCCGAAGAGGCTCACTCTCAGGTCAACGCCGAGGTGGCCAAGGAGAAGGACCCTGCCCCTGCCCCTGCACCCAAGAACGACCTGTTCAAGAGGGTGGAAGCCAAGTGCAAGACGCTGGTCAAGCTGCCCGCCGAGCTTGCAAAGGTCTTCGCTCAGGCCGAGAGCCTTGCCGAGAGCGGCGACCTGACGGCTGACGAGATCACCAAGCTGCGCCGCCAGTTCGGGCAACTGCTTCCCAAGGAGGAGGAGGTGGCCAGTGCTTAGTCAGAGCGACATCGACCAGCTTGAGGGTTACCTCTGCAAGGCCAGCCTCAATGACTTGCCCAACGTGCTGATGAAGGTGCTGCCGCTCCTGTTTGCGGAACTCAGGACTATGCAGCGGGCACTCGACAACCAAGCGGAGGACTTCTTTCGTGGGATACCGGGACATGACGGACGAGGACGAGTTGCTGTTGGCGGAACTGGTGTCGGAGGGGCTGTCTTTTCTGGAAGTCAAGAAGCGGCTGCCGCACCTCAGGCAGCACGAACTGCGGAGTCAGTACACGCAGTACACCCGGTCAGCCCGCAGCGGAAAGATGCGTCCGGTCCCGCCGGACCTAACGGAGAGGATCAAGTTCGTGCAGTCCCAATGGTCGGAGCGGGAGTGGGGCCAGCGGTGGGTGGGGAGGTTCGCACAGAAGAGGGACACAGACCTGCAACAGGCAGCCAGCCTGATGTTGCAGTGAAGAAGAGGCGCGGTCGCCCATCGAAGAAGTCGGCTGTGTTGGATGCGGTGCTTGGGATTGAGCCAATCAAACACGGAGGTGAGTGATGTTGGTGCTAGGCAGACGAGTGAATCAGACCATCGTGATCGAACCGGGCGGCATCAGGATCACGGTGACCAACGTGTCGAGCGGTGGTGCTGTCCGCATCGGCATCGACGCGCCGCCCGAGTATGTAATTCTGCGTGAAGAGCTTGTGAAAAAATATGGGGCCCTTCAAGCGCAGGCAGAACGTGAGGAGCGAGATCGGCAAGGAGGTGACGCATGAGGAAGAAGGGGCCAACTCCAATCCCAGCTTACGAGCGAGTCATGCGGAAGTGCGTGACCAGCATCATCAACGCATGGGATGGATCACCGTGCCTTGAGTGGACAGGTGGTTGCAGCGGGGACGGGTACGGCAACATTCGCGTTGGGAGCCGATACGAAGGCAACGCGAAGCTGTACAGCACCCACAGGGTTGCCTACGAGCATCACTACGGCACAGTTCCAGATGGGCTTTACGTCTGCCACCACTGTGACAACCCGGTTTGCTGCAACCACCTGCACCTTTTTGCTGGCACGGCGAAGGACAACGTAAAGGATATGCACAACAAGGGGCGTGATGGGGTCTGCAAGCTGAGTGCTGAAGACGTTCGCTGTATTCGCAGGGCTATCGAACTTGGTTTTCCACAGCTTTCGATTGCCAAAGTGTACGGAGTTCGTCAGTCAGCCATCAGCCGCATTGCAACTGGGAAATGCTGGAGGCACATAGCATGAGGAAAGGACAAGTCTTCCTGCCCCTGTTCGACACTGAAGTTCTTCGCCCCTACCAGAAGGAAGCCATCGTCGCCATCCGGCAGGCATTTCGGGAGGGGAACCAAGCGGTCCTTCTCGTCCTGCCTACGGGTGTCGGCAAAACCACCACGTTCGTCGCCCTGCCCCGCGAAGGGGCACGGGTGATGGTGGTGTCGGGTCAAGACAATGTGAATAAGCAGACCGTGGCCACCATCCGCAGGCTCCGGGGCCGGGTTGCCAGTGTCGAGCAGGCCATGCTCAAGGCTGACCCGGGTGATGAGTGGATCGTCGCCACCCACCAGACCCTCAAGAGTGACGGTCGCTACAAGCGTTTCGTGGGGCACGTTGACCTGATCATCATTGACGAGGCTGACATCCATTTCTCTGTGAAATTCAGGGAGATGATGCAGGAGTTCATTGCTGCCGGGGCACGGGTGCTGGGAGTAACCGCGACTCCCCAACGCGCCGACAAGCGGAGCCCGCTGTTCGGCTTCTATACCTCATGCCCCTACAGCATGGAGTTGAGCGAGGCTTTCTCACAGGGCTGGCTGGTCAAGCCAAGGGTGACTGTCCACACGGTGCGGTCCATCAACTTCGATGAACTGTCCAAGACCAAGGTTGACTTCCTGCCCCATGAGATCGACGGCATCCTCATGTCCGAGGCAGTCAGGAATGACATCTGCCAGCTTGTTGTGCAGCACCACAAGAAGTCCCACGGGGTGATCCGCTGCCGGTCTGTGCCCCAAGCCAAGGCCATCAGGGAGATGCTGACCGACCGCTATGGATTGAAGGTGTCGTGCGTGTGGGGTGAGCAACCACCGGAGGAGCGGGACCTTGAGATCAAGAAGTTTGAGAGCGGGGAGAACACGCTCATCACCAACTGCCGTGTCTTGGGGAGGGGTTGGGATTGCCCAATGGTCAACGAGATTTTTAATGCGGCCCCCACCAAGCATAAGGGCACGTTCCTCCAAGGACTGGGCCGGGGCACACGGGCACTGACCGGGACTCTGGATGGGCTGAACACGGCAGAGGAGAGGATCGCTGCCATCGCTGCCAGTGCCAAGCCCACATGGGATTTCCATGACATCACGAACACCAGCCGGTTCCACTCCCCGGTCACTGCCATAGATATGTTGCTGGCTGGCCCCAAGGAAATCATCGACAAAATCAAGCAGGACAACGCTGACGAGGAAGTCACGCTGGATGAACTCGACGCTGCCCTTCAGGCCGAGCTTGATGCCCTCAAGGAGATGGAGCGGCTGGAGCGGGAGGCCGAGCGGGAGCGGAGGAAGTCCTGTGTGGTCGGGGTCACGTTCGACTCCCGGTCCCGGGACCTGTTCGACAGGCCGGACGTTAAGACCCCCAAGATCAAGGGCTACTACGTTCCCTTTGGCAAGTGGAAACGTCGCCCCCTACGGGACCCTGCCATCCCATTGTCGTGGCTCCAGTGGGCCCTCAGGGATGCCAAGTTGAACGCCATGTGGACGGTCGCCTTCAAGCAGGAAGTGGACCGGCGGATGAAGGCCCTTGAAGAGCGGGGGGTGGGCCAATGGTGAGCCTCGACATCAACACTCCCCGTGGTCAGGAGTCCCTTCGCCAAGAGCATGATGCCGTTGCGCTGTGGCAGGGGTTCAATCCGGGGTGGGCATACGCTCCCACCGACAAGGACTCCCCCTGCCCCGTAGACGGCATCCTGATCAACGGCAATGGCATAGCGGCTCTGGTTGAAACCAAGTGCCGCATCGTTGAGGAGAGCGTGTTCTTTGAGGACTTCGCGGGTGAGTGGCTGGTGACGTTCTCCAAGCTGGAGAAAGCCAAGCAGTTGGCCCACGGCTTGTGCATCCCTCTGGTTGGCTTCCTCTATCTGGTCCCTTCGCAGGTGCTACTCGTTCGCAAGCTGGCGGAAGATGGGGAGTTTGTTGTGCCCATGCGAATCGCCAACACCAACACCCAAGCAACCATCAACGGTGGTGTGGCCAACCGCTGCAACGCATACATCGACATGACCGGAACAAAAACAAAACGGTACGAGAAATCTGTTGACCTAACCCTTGACCAAAAATCACGGGCAGGGTAACGCTGGTCACAACGACACAATCAGCAATAGCAAGGAGAACACAAACGCTTTTGTCTTGGGTGCCCGTCCTCTCGCACTGACCCGATCACCCGCCGTGGAGTTGGGCAGCCGTGGTAACGGATGGAGTAAGGCAAGGCCGACCGGCAGCGACTGCAATCTGAGGAAGTAACTTCAGTGTTACCTTCGGCTCTAGCTTTCCCGGGTCGCACCTACCGCAACTCCTAACGAAAAGGGAGAGGCCGGGCACCTGAGACAGAAGCAACAAGCTGTCAGCCGAGAGTGGCTGTCAGACTATGAGGGACGATTAAAGCCCTGAACCGTTCGATGTAGGGGCCTATCCTCCACAGGGTCTAACCCAGAGGTAAGACAGACGGGCGTGACGATGTTCACAAGGCGACAGACGAAGGGCCGGGAGTAGGCAACAGCCGAAAGGTGCCCGAGGTGGTAGCTGAACCGCTGCTTCCACCATGCAGTTCGCGTAAAGGTGACACCCAACTCTCTCGTCTACGGGAGGACTGAGGTCGCAGTAAGGAAATGCAGGCAGCTTAGTCTCGCTTGCACAGGGGCAATGAGGTCGTTTTGCAATGGGCTTTAGGTCCTATTTTTTAGGTGCCATTGCCCCCGGTGTAGGCGGGTTAGATGCGACGATGCGGTGTGTGATTCGGAAGAACACCATTGAGAAAGGAAGTTCGATGAGCAAGCACAGGGTTAGTACACGATGGCGGGGATGGCAGTCTAGCCACGCCAGTGATAGTGAGCGGTCGGCAGTGGTCGCGCCAGTTGTTGGTGCCCAGCCGGTGCGGTTTGGCGACCCTGATTATGTGATGAGAAATGGTAAGTGGGCAGGCAGGGCCATCAAAGACCTGCCATTGGATTACCTAGAGTGGGCTGTGGAAAAGATGAACTGGGGATGGGCGAAGGCAGAGATGGCCAGAAGATACGCCACCCTGCCTTCCCCAAAGAAGTCTTCTCCCCCACCGAAACCAAAGAAAGAAACACAGACTCGCAATCATTCAGGTGATTACAAAGAGGGCTGCGAGTACCAGAGACTGCGGCTTGAGTTTGATCGTGCTGATGGTGATGCGGACGAGTGCCCGTTTGATACCAATAGTTATACTTACACAGGTCCATCCATTTACTGGGGTGGTGGGCAGCCTGTCATTGTACCCAGTGAGTTTCCTAAGGAGGCAGGTCAATGCGAGTGAAGCACAAAACGGATCGTATGGAGATTGAAGTCGAGGGCAGTGATGTCAAGGAATGTTTCGTGGAGTTGGCACAGTCCATCGAAGTGTTTTCCCAGACTGTGTGCGGTGCCTGCCAAAGCCCAGACACCATGCCCACCGTGAGAGAGCGTGATGGAAATTCCTATCACGAAATGCGCTGCAACTCCTGCAACGCAACCCTCTCGTTTGGTCAGACCAGAGTGGGCAACAAGCTCTACCCCAGACGTAAGGGCAAGGATGGTTCCTTCCTCAGTGGCAATGGCTGGGTGAAGTGGCAGCCCCGCGATGCAGCACCATCCGCCGCCGCCGCCTTCGATGACGCTTTCTAGTTTGCATCCCGGTTGCCGGACCCGGGCCATCAAAACCGGCTTTCAATACACAAGGAATCATCATGCCTTCAAAGAAATCGGAACGCATCCGCCGCCAGCTTGAAGCCTATGCCTTCATGTCTGAGAGGTGTGCCGTGTGCTACTTCCCTCGTCATCTGAAGGCTTATCGCAGGGAGGCCCAGCTTCACCACCTCGTTGGGCGGCGCGGCGGGCTCGACGCTCACGATCACCGGAATCTGATTTGTGTCTGTGCCCGCTGCCATGAGGACTACCACCAAGGGCACAGCCAGAGGCCGCTCACTCTTGGGCATATGTTGCAGGCCAAGCTGGAGGAGGACGGGGAAGAGATGTTTGACCTTGAGTTTCTGGCCAAGCTGCTACGGAGGGCAGGACTCAAGGAAGACCCCAAGCCATTGCCAGCGTGGGTGACGGAGGAGCGGGTGAAGAATGCTCGACTCCTGACATCCCGAGCACCTTACATAGAGAAGGGGGAGTGATGCTTCAACGCTGCATGACAGTGGCGCAACAGATCGTGGCCAGTGCCCTAACCCCAAGGAGAGATGCCGTGAAGAGTACGGACTACCTGATCGAACTGACTGAGAGGTGGGCTGCCGACCGGCAGATACTCACCCACTCCGATGCCAAGGCTCAGGCCCTCAAGTTGGTGTCGGAAGTTGGGGAGTTGGCAGATGCCATCATCAAGAACGATGAGGCTGGGGTGATCGACGGCATTGGGGATTGCACCGTGGTGCTGGTGATCCTCGCCAAGCTGTCGGGGCTGACGCTGCCGGTGTGTCTGGCTGCGGCCTATGAGGAGATCAAGGATCGGAAGGGGCACATGACACCGGGCGGGGCATTCAAGAAAGAAGGTGACGCATGAAGAGAAGGGTTGTCTATGTGGGTGGCCCGCTGTGCGGAAGGGCAGAGAAGCTGCATGACGATGACATCGTGGAGTACCTGACCTACGACTGTGCGGGCAAGAGGTTCACCTACCAGCACGTTCTCAGGCCGGTCACCAACGGGACCCTGAGGGTGCAGCACAGATACTTGTTCATGGGTTACAAGCCGAAGCTGCCAGCTTGGTTGAAGCGGGCAATGGCGAAGCGGGAGAAGGAGGATGACCATGCCTCTGAATAGCAGGGCCAAGGGGGCACGGGCGGAAAGGTTACTAGCACAAACACTAAGGGAGGTGATGGGATGGGAATCGGCGCGTCGGTCACAGCAGTTCAACGGTTGTGTGGAGGGTGGGGCAGCGGACCTAGTGATAGCGGAGGTTCCGCTTCTCCATGTGGAGAGCAAGATGGTCGAGGCCCTTTCGATCCATCCAACGATGGAGCGGGCAGTGCAGGAAGCTGGCACCAGCAAGTTAGCCGTGGTCTGCCACAAAAAGAAGAGGACAGACTGGCTGATCACCCTGAGGCTGACCGACCTGCCTTGGCTGGTGTCGATGCTTTCAAGCTCTATGACACCGGGGCGCGGCGATCCCACCTCACCGAGCGGTACGATCTCGTCCCCCTCATCGGGCTCAAGCGAGTCGCCTTGACGATGGCAGAGGGTGCCGAGAAGTACGGGCTCAATAACTGGGAGAAGGGGTTCCCGGTCAACGACATCCTGAACCATGCGTTGGCTCACATCTTTAACCATCTGGCTGGCGACAGGTCAGAGGATCACCTAGGTCACGCCGCAGCGAACTTGCTGATGGCAATAGATACGGAGGCAAAGAATGGAAGCCGATCTTGAGACAAAGAGCATGGATGACCTGACCATCCGGGGTGGCTGGCGGATGCTGTGCGTGGGGCTCATGGCTGACGCAACCACGCGGATCAAGGAGGCCCGTAACCTCTACCGGCAGGCCCGGGGCCCCGATCATTACGCCTGTCGCAGCTTTGGGATGAGGCAGCGTGACTCATGGGAAGCTGCCGAGCGTTGGATGCAGGGTGGGGTGGGCACCGTAACCTTTGAGGATTGCTGTGCTGTGCTGGAGGTGGCCCCTGAGGTAGCCCGTAAGAAGATAGAGGAGTATGCCCATGCCCGTCGAAGAGACAGGCCCAGCCCCTGCCCGTGGTGAGTGCGTTGATTGCGGTGCCAAGGCCACCGTTACTGTTGACCCGTATGGGATGACAACGGAAGATTGCCGGTGTCGGGACTGCTATGAATTACATTGCAGCCGCGTGTATCGGGAGGCAGCCCATGCGCGTATGTAGATCATGCTCACACAAGACCAGCAGGGTTACGCAGAGCAGGCTCTGGAGTTAATCACTCCGTGCCTGCATTATTTCCTTGGGTCCTATCCATGCCTGAGAGAAGTGGTGGACAGGGAAGAGCTAGAGAGTGCCGCCCGCTTCGCCTGTGTGTTGGCGGCGAGGACGTATGACCCGTCCCGGGAGTTGAGGGGGTACTTCTCCCGGGCGATCCTGCATGAGTTGCTCAAGAGTTGCAGGACAGAGTTGCGATCCAATGGCGGGCTGGGAGGGATGGTCGCCTACCGGGTAACGCTGGAAGTCATAGAGAGAAAGATTCCAGCCCGGGACCTAGAGAGTGATGACGGCCACACTGCCGAGATGCTGGTTGCCCTCCATGCCATGCCTCCCGAGGACCGGCAGTGGATCACGGATCATGTCATAGAAGGCACCAGCATCCGGCAGATGGCACGGGACAGAGGGATCAGCACCCGGCAGGTGGCTAAGTTGATGGCCGCAAAGCTGGAGAGACTTCGGAAGACCGCAGTATCCTTTCGCGTTCAGCCCGGGGCAGGGATGCCTTGATACGCCCAGCCTTGACTGCCACCTTGGTGTTGCCGCGTGACTTGACGAACCCTTCCCGGGGGAAGTTCCTCAGGAAGGCTCCGTATGCACGGCACAGCCACGCCTTGTTGTAGCCGTAGCCGCAGTCACGCTTGACCCCGTTGTCCTTGAGGGTGCGGGCAGAGCCAGCTATGTGCTGGATGCCGCGATCCCTCAGGTCATAGATCATGGCCAGCAATCGCCGCTCGTCCCAGTCTGGGACCAGTTCATCAATCGCCCGGTCCCACTTCCACCCAGCCGGTGGGCGTTTCTTCATTGGGTTATGGCGGGCCTTACGCACAGAGTGGGCAGCCCGTGCCCGCTCACTCTTAACGTCTGACTCCCACTGAACCTGAAGCGCAATGATCCCAGCCGCGAACTTCCCGGCTGCCGTGGTGGTGTCCATCGCACAGTCGAGGATGGCAATGTCGATGCCCACCTGCCCTAGGAAATGGAGGCAGTTTTCCCTGTCCCGGGTAGACCGGAAGGCACGGCACATCTTCGCCACGATGATGATGTCACCGGGCTTGGCAGCGTTGAACAACTCCCGGCCCGCAGTGCGGTCACGCCAGTCGATCTTGTATGCCGACTCACCGTGATCGTGGAGCATACCACCAAACTCGTAGCCCCTGTGTTTCAGGCTGGCCTCGTAGTAGCTCTTGCACACGTTGCCTTGCCACTCTGGGCTCAGGTTCTGATCCGTGGTTGAGACACGGGTGTAGATGTATGCCTTCATCAAAGCCACTCCTTCCATGCAAAGCTGATTGCCCGTGAGGTTTGGTAGTTGGACGCGATGACCCCCTTCTTCTCCAGTGCCCTGAGGTGGGCAGTGATTCCGTTGGGGCTCCTGATCTTGAACCGATCCATCATCTCTCTGAAGCTGGGCTGGAACCCATTGATGTCGATGTGCATGGCAATGAACCGCAGGATTTCCTCCTGCCGCTCAGTCAAGGCTACCGTGGTGCTGGTCATGGTGGTCAGTTCCTTTCCTTGTGTTGCCGCATGGATCGTTCTTCGTACTCCTGAGGCAGATCGTTACACAGTTGTTTGAGCCGCGCCTGCTTGGGATCGTTCTCGTCAAGGTAGGCGTAACAGGCTGATGCCAGCCGGTACAGCCGGTACTCAAGGCTGGCGTAATCCACCTTGGGCAGGCTGCGATTCTCTTCGTAGGGGTCATGTTCCATCAGTAGGTTTCCTTCCGGGGAAAGAGTCTATCGTCAAGGTTCATCACGTTGAGAACCACACTCGCCAGTTCAATGGCAATCGCCCAGCCCGAAACCACCGCCCCCAATTCTTTTGAGGATAGGTGGCCAGCCACCGACAGGACCGCAAGCATCCCGGCTGTAACCCACAGCCGCTGCTTGTACACCTCCGCGTTCTCTAGGCTGGGGTAAAAGGTTTTCAGCCAGTAGATGACGTAACCCAACTCGACTATAGCGATCATGCTTTCACCTTTGCTGCTTTCTTCATAGCGTCTTCGACCAGCCCCCGCTGCATGGCTCCTGCCTTCACCACAACTACCGCATAGCCTCGCAATCGCAGGGCACGAATCATCTCGCTCTCCGACTGGGCTAGTCCATCCTTGTAACGGTACTTGAACATCGCTCACCTCCTTGGTTGTTTCTTGCGGAACACTTTCCCCAACGTGTATGGCCTGCCGATAATCTCAGGGCTGGCTGTTTTTCTCTCCCCTGTTAGGTGCAGCACTGCACTACACCCGTCCCTATCCCGTGCTTGGATGAAGTCATATCCATCCGCTTGGCAGTAAGCGATGAACTCAAAGGGGCCCCGCGATGCCAGTGGCACGGCGGTCCCATCAGATAGCTGGTAGACCGGCCCGCCCTTCGCGGTGAATCGTGTGCCCGGTTTCAGTAGCCGTCGTTCACTCATTCGGTATTCGGACAGCCTGTTCATGGTTAGTTCCCCTTGTGGCCAGCGGGGCGAGGAGCAACGCACTCCCCGCCCCGCTCTGCCTTGTGGTCAGACCGCCAACTCCAACAGCAACTTCTCAGCCCGCCGCACAGTCTCGTCCTCGTTGGCAAGGATGATGCGATCCACCGCCGACACGTTCCCCTTGCGGGACTTGTCGTGCTGGACAAAGCCTTGAATGGCGTTGAACATTTCCCAGTGGGTGGCCTGCATCAGGTCACCGGCATTGCCGTGAACCCGGATGCGTTCCTGTGCCATCCGGGTGATGATTGCCCGGGTGCGGTTCTTGTGCATGGTCACGCTCCGCTCACTGGCCTCGTCCGCTGGCACCCCGTATATGGAGTCGAGGAAGTCGGCCACCTGAGTCTTGGCCTGCGTCATCGCGGTCACCCGCTCCGACAGCCGGTCCCACCCATGCTCCAGCAACCGGAAGTCGGAGATGAGTTCGTCCATCTTCGACCGCAGGCTGTGGGTATGGCGGAAGGTGACGCTGATCCCCGACACTTCCCGCATCGTGTACAAATTGCTGCACACGATACGGAACAGGCCCACGTTGGCCCGAAAGCTGGACCCATAGGGGGCATTGATCATCAGCCGGGGGAATACGATGTCGTTCTCGTACAGTTCCAGCCGCTTCTCCTTCGACAGCTTGGGTGCCACGCTGATGAAGTGCCCGTGGTTGAAGCCCATCTCAACGTCCCCCACCTCACCGAAGGTGTGTTCCGCCGCCTCGACCAGAGCGATTACGTCCTCGCTGGTGTGAGGTGCATACCTTGCACTGACTGAGCCGGGGCCCACCGCTTGGTGGTTGTCCATCCGCCACAGCCCATGCCAGTCGGTTGTCAGCCCATCCGGCCCATGCAAGGGAGCCTTGATGACGGTGGGGAAGGTGGCCCGCATACGATCAGCGATACCGGAAGTCTGGACGTTCATTGCGAATCTCCTTATGGGAAAAAGAAAACCCGGTCAGCCAAAGTGGCTGCCGGGTCAAGTCCGTTGTTGCTGCTACTAACCAGAGGGCCAGAGGTAACTCCGTTACCTTGTGCCCGCTATCCTAAAGTATACATGCGTATACTGTCAAGCTATCGTTCAAACGGATTGTTCAGGTATGGGTTGCCTTGGCTTTCCATCCTGTCGTTCTGCAATCGCAGGCCCCTCGCTTCCTCCTTTGTCTTGCGAAGGTTGGCTGCCCGCTGCCCGTAGTCAATGGAGTCGCCGCCCCAAAGGTAGTCACGCTCACGCTGCCACTGATCCCGCTGCCACTGTTGGTTCTGCCACGCTTGCTGTCGCATGGCTTCCGCCTTGTTCCAGTACCCCCATCCCGGCTGGACGTAGGGGTACTGTGCTTGTGCCACGCCAGCCACAAGGGCCAGCACCAGAGTCATCGTTGTCCTCACTTGCCACCTACCTTTCTGCGTTGCTTCATCTCTTGAATGCGGGCCGGGATCACCACAGCCATGTCGCATTGGTCGCAGCACCGCCCGTCATTCACGGGCTCCGCACTGTTACCCTCAGTCCAGTCCCCAACAGCGGGGATCGGCTTCCCACAAATCGAACAGTCCATCACTCGTCCTCCCCGAAGGCATCTGCTTCGCTTAAAAGTTGATCGACCTTATCGGCATAGTCATACCCTTCCCATCCTCCCGGGGTATGGGTGTGGATGTACTGCCTCAGTTGCACCACCGCATCCACCAGACGGGCCATGAACTTTAGCCCCTCCAGATTCACCTTGATGTCCTCATCCACCGCTCACCTCCTTGACAATGGGGTCATCCCCCGGCCAGTCGAACACCACATCGTCCCCGTCCACCCGGTAGTCCACCTCGCCGGTCAGGATGGCCAGTGCCACCTCCCGCTTGAGGCTGAAGGACTCCGCGATGATCCGCACAATGGGATCATTCCCATTGCCCGTGAACCCAGCTACTGCCCAGCCGATCAGGCCGGGGGTGTGAACACCCATCGGCGTGAACCCTTCTCGCTTCTCCCCCTTCAGGGATTGCAGTCGAATCGTTGCCATCACTCACCGTTCCCTTTCTTGATGACCACCGTCCAACCCGGACGGCGAATGAAATCCTTCACCTCACTGGTGCTGAGATACTCCCCGATGCAGGGCTCCACCGTATTGGTCAGCTTGACCACCCGGTATCCGACACCGACACCATTCAGTGCCCCGACCTGCGCCAACTCAAGCGTCCGCTTCATCACTTCACCACCTTTCTTCGTTCCGCTGCCATCAGGGCAGCCGCCGCCCGTGCTTGCCGCAGGGATTGGTAACGCACCACCTTGCCATCCGGGTAACGCAGGTCGAACGCAACCACCGGCACCCGGTACATCTCACCGTAGGTCAGCGACTTCCCCGTGTGAGCGTTGAACTCCACAAGGTAAGTCCCTTCCACCCTGTCGATGGTGAAGGGTGCGATGCCCAGCACCCGGACCTTGGAGCAACGCTCCTCTTTCATAAAGGGAACCCGCTCCCGCCACAGCCGCGTCGTTCCCTGCTTTCGCAACATCTCTTGCCGGTTCATCACTCACCTCCCTTTCCGTAGTTGCGAGACTCAATCACCAACCACTTCTGTGCCGCATCTTGCAGGCACATGGAGAAGTAGTTCTCCCCGAACAGCACCTCATTCCTCAGGCACCGGCCTGCCACATTGCAGGTGGCATCGACCTGCTCGTTGAACTCACGCAGCGTGTCGAACTTGCCAAGCTCCATCCTTTCGTTGAAGCTCTGGCCCAGCAGCGGCACGGCATCCATCAAGTCACCGTAGCTGTCATCACCCCGGTCGAACGAGAATCCCATCTTGTCGCCAGCCGCATACGCCTTGCCCTTGTAGTGGGTCCACGACAGGGCGAAGTGAACAGCCGCAGCAAGGTCGCCGCTGTTTACCACAGTCCGCCGCATGAACTCGTCTGCCGCTGCCTCCACATAGCCTTCCTTCCTGTGCTGCATGGTGTAGATCAGCACCTCGCGGAACTCATCGACCATCGGCCAGAAGTGTTCCGGTGCCAGAGGCGGGATGCCCCGGGACCAGTCCATGAACTGCTCATCGAACTGCGACCGGGCCTCCTTGAAAGCCTTCGCCTGTGCCATGATCGTGTCGCCCAGAATGCTCGTTGCCTGTGTCATCGTGTGTCTCCTGTGTCATCGAACCCCGATCCACAACTGGCTCCCGTGTCTCAGTCACGGGAGTTGGCAGTGGGCCGCAGGACTAGAAGGGCACGGCATCCGCATTGCCGTGAGCCTCGTCATAGGTCAGCGTGTTCTCCGCTTCTTCCAACAGGATGTTGGCGAGGTGGATCAGGTCATCCCGGTACAGAACCCGCCGCAGCTTTGCCTTGCTGCCGGTGTAGGTCTTTCCGGTCTGCTCCAAGACTCGATAGCCCCGGGAGTAGGCCCACAGTCGCAGCCCCGGCAGCACATCCACCGCCCGCTTGCCCTCGTCCACCGGCAGCTTGTTGCTGTAGCTGACCGGCTCCTCCTTCACTGTCTCGTCCACCACCACCACCTCCGGGGCAGTCCGGGTGATGGTCACCTCCACCGCCGCCTTGCCCCGTCCAACCCGCTTGGTTGCCGTCGCCGTGGTGCCCGCTGCCATTGCCGCAATAATGTCTGACGTTGCCATCGCTCATCCCCTTGTTAAAAGAAAAACCCCCAGCGAAATTGCCGGGGGTCAGATACCAACCAGAGGGTCATGCTCAACTCTGTTGAGCCGTGTGTGCGTTACCAGTTCATGCGTCAAGCTCCTTGATGCGTGTGTTTACCTTGTTGAAAAGCCGCTCAGTCTCATGCAGGTGGACGGCCACCCGCTCCTTCGCCTTCTCGTCATACCAACCGTCCCGGTTACCATCGGTCCACAGCTTGCCAGTCCGCTGCCACTCTCTCTCAAGAGCGGTAGCAAGGATGGAAAGCTCACCCCGGGTCAGGTCCATCATCGTCGTTGTGTGGCTCATCGCTCCCTCCTCATGCGGGTCATCCGCAGTTCTTCCTCCCGCTCATCAGCCGGTGGTGCAAGCTGCACCAGACCGCCGACTGTGATCGTCCGCTCTCCCGTAAAGAACACGCTCTTGCTCACCGTCCGCAGGACAGACAGGCTCATGCCGTCGATGTTCCCGCCCGTCAGGTTCCGCCAATGCGGTGCAACCCGGGGATCGTAGGACACCGGCAGTCCCGCCGGGGTGTGCGGTGCTGCCGTCAGCACCTCGTTGCAGTCGATCCACGCACACACCGACTTGTTCGCACCGTCATAGACCTTCTTTGCCGTCGCGGGTTGGTTCCGCAGTTGGCAATCCAACAGGGTCAGGCTCACGGCAGCGGGATCGTAGTACCGCACCCCGGCCATGCTCTTGACCTGCCACTTCCCGTGGTTTTCACCTTTGGCAAGGTGGAACCGCACCTGATACCGCTTCATGCTGCACCTCGTAATGGGCTCGTCAGTGTGGGAAAGTACCCACAGACCGGGGCAGGCTTGCCGGATTTAGTGGGGACGCAATGCCCCTACCCAGCCCGCCCCGGTTTCGCCCTGTCACTCGTCGTCCAAGGCGGGCAGCAAGTCCTGCTTGCCGGTCGCCTCTGCGATGTCGCGGAACCACTCCTGATCCTCGCGGTGCATCGACGGGTACTCGCTCAGGAGGTCGGTGAAGAACCCCTCCTTGCCCTCGTATGGGCTGGAGTAGAAGGACTCCAGACAGAGCCCCTCCACCATTGCCACCTGATATTCCTCGTTGACGAGGAAGACGTTGCCGCTACTGCGGTTGAACGCCAGCTTCACGCCCCTGTCATCGAAGTCCTTCGGCAGCCCGCCGGACTCCCATGCCTTCAGGATTTCCAGCACCATCCGCCTTTCCCGGGGGCACTGGAAAATGTCGGCCATGTTCTCGGTGTAGTTGTCGTTTGCCATCGTTGCGGTCCCCTTGTGTGTGAAAAAGAAAAGCCCCGGCGAAATTGCCGGGGCCGTCATCCAACCGATACCAACCAGAGGGTCATGCCTAACTCTGTTAGGCTGTGCGTGTGAGAGTCTCAATCGCCCGGGTTACGGGTTCGTAAATCTTCCGCAGTGCGTCAACGATGTCCCGCTCGTCAATCAACTCGTTGGCAACGTCGGTCAGGTGATCGTTGTTGTCACCGAGGTTGGCCTCGTTTCCCCAAAGGGAATCAAGGCGTGTGTGGATCGTGCCGTCGTGCGATTGAATGGACAACACGATCCCCACGAAAATCCACTCGTCATTCTTCCACCGCTCAATGTCGGCTTCCTCGTAGCAGTCGAAGTCTGTGGGCTGGCACTGATCGTCATAGACGAGAGTGGCAACGAGTTGCATCTTGTCGGTGATGTCTGCCTTGATCGTGTCCCCAACGCCGACAAACTTGTCGAATTTCCGGTCGAATTTCATGGTCGAACCCTCTTGTGTGTGTAACCAACGATCCCCAATTTCCCCCTCCCCGAAGGGAGAGGGTGGTTGGATACCGTCAGTTCCCGGTCAAGCTCCGCAGCGTTTGCTTGATTGAAGCCGCATAGCCGTCCACCGCCCGCTGTGCGGCAAGCAGACGTTGCTCTTCCTTGTCGGCCTGAGACTTTGCAATCCGGGCCAGCCGCTCTGACCGATCCCGGTCTTCGTCAGCTTTGACCCGAGCGTGGTAGGAATCCCACACTGAGGGCACGATGTCGCTACGAATGCCACACTCAAAGTCAGGCACAAACGGTGCCAGTGCATCCTTGAGATACCCTTCGGGCAGGTTGCCCACAAAGGTCTTGAGAAGGTCAATCTCTTCCTGTTTCGTCATGGTCGCTCTCCAAGTGTGGGCAATCGAACACAGGACGGTTCCGGGGCATCGAACCCCGGACGGTGGCCGAACCACAACCGTCGAATACCAGAGGGCCAGAACCAACTCCGTTGGTTACGCATATGCGTACTCGTCGGCAGCCATGCTGATTTCGTTGTCGTGTTGATAGGCCCATTCCATGACCTCCGGGGGGAAAAGGTCGCCGTTGTCACTCCCGCCGCCCATCCGAAGGTGGTATCCGTAGGCTTCCGCCGCCGCACCAAGGAAGGACAGGAGGGATTCCATCCCGTCACGGTCCTTCCGGCCCCTGCTACCGCAGCCGGATTTCAGGTCGCTGGCTTCGTGGTCGATCCCGGCACCCTTCAGGGTGTAGGTGAAAACCGTCCGGCCTTCCCGGTCGCAGTCGCCTGCCACCACCGTGATTTCCACGCCACCAATCGTCAGTTTTTCGGCCATTGAATGGCTCCCGTTGTGAGTGTGTAGCCTCGTCAGTGCCAGCGTTACTGGCAGACCGGGTTGCCCCGGTTTCGGCTTGTCAGTCGAGCGTTACCCCGTGATACCCCTCCCGGTCGATCCAGTACCGGAAGCCGCCGTTGTCGCAAGTGTTGTTGCGCTCAATGCAGTCCATCGCAGCGTCAACCAGCGTGTCATCCGCCGCCGATTCCAGACTGGCACGGCAGGCATCCGCCGCATCGTCGGGCGACACGGTTTCCTCGTAGCCCTTGCCATCGTCGCCGTTGGCCTGCTCCGCAGCTTCAAACGCATCGTCAGCCAGTGCGTCGATAATCCGCTGCCGGTCCCACGTTTCCAGTTCCTTGCGGATGTCAGCCCAGCCTTCGGCTGTAATCGAAATCGACCATGCCATGATGGTGCCCCTTGTGTGTGATCGAACCCGAAACAGAGCGGTTCCCCGGAGTCGAACCGGGGAGAGGCTTCCGTCAGCCAACCGCTGCCAACCAGAGGGTCACATTCCCCTCCGGGGAATTACGCACGGGAGGGCTCGTACTTGAACCCGTAGGTGTAGGGATGGCTGTGTGAGCAACCCAGAATCCCGGCCTCGCCGCTCGTCATGTGCGGGCCCGTTGTCAGGTCATCGTTCAGCAGGTAAACGCCCTGCCCCGCTTCGCGGACCAGAATCCGTCGAACGGTCCCCGCGATTCCCATGTGCATACACACTTCGGAATAGGGCATGAGAACCTCATAGGTTTCGCCCGGGAAAACGTCGATCATCCGGTCATAGTCAGGCACCAACATGGGTGTGATCCTTCGCGTGAAGAAAAGAAAAGCCCCCCGATGGAACGTCCACCGGGAGGCAGTCGAGTGACCCCATCGACCAATCAGGGGGACGAATGGCCTCGTCAGGCACCGCGTTACGGTGCGACCGGGTTTCCCCGGTTTCGGCCTTAGTCGATCTGCAAGCAGAGTGCGATCTGCACGAAGTCCACGTTGTCGAGCCGGTAGGCGGGCACGTTTTTCGCCCCCTCCACGAAGGCCCGCAGGTCATAGGCAATGTCGCCCAGTTCCCGGTCACTGCCGTCATCCCCAAACCCCGCATCGCGGCACCACTGGAAAATCATCGCCGTCCATCGGTTGGCGAAGCCAAAGGTGGTGCAAAGCTCGTCGCGTTCCGCCTGAAGTGCCGCCCGAATTTGCGTAGCCGTCATGTGAAAACCCCTTGTGTGTGAGACAACCGAACACGAAACAGAGCGACCCGGGGAGTCGAACCCCGGACGGTGCCGATCACCGTCGCTGCCAACCAGAGGGCCACACTCAACTCCGTTGAGTAGGCGTGTGTGATTACGGGTTGAGCGTGATCACGTTGAAATCGTCAAAGCGACCAGCCGGAACGGTCGCCGTCTGGTTCCAGAGGAACCACTCGCCCTTGCTCTGGTACACGCTGATGGGCAGGTCGAGTGCTTTCAGCACTGCGTTCATGCGGCTTTTCGTGGTCGCCGTCTTCCAGCCGCAGTGGTCAAGTTTCACTTGACGGTGGCCGAACTTTCGGGTCCCGATGCAGCCCCTTTCGACCCGGGCAATCAGGTTGCCGTGCAGGCGAATTTCCTGCACCCACAGGGGCCCTTCGTAGAACGAAGTGACCGCAGTGTTCGTCTGCCGCCAGTCTTCAAAGCCCCATCGCATGGCCCGCTCCATGCGCTGCTCAATCTTCCGCCCCGTCACTGCCTGCCGCATGACCCCTTGCATGATCGTTCCTCCCGTGAATGGACAACCGAACCCAGTGCGGTGAACGGGCATCGAACCCGTCAGGCTGCCGATCAGCCACCGCCACCAACCAGAGGGCCACAGTCAGGTCCCCTGACTCCGCGTGTGTGCGAGGGCTCACCGCTCGTCAGCCGCACAGAACCACCCGCAAGCGGCCTCCATGAAATCCAGCCGCCGGTTGGCAATCGCCCCCTCGTCGGTCATCCCTTCAGGGATGACGAGCCCGTCGATGTCGTTGGCGAACTCGTATGCGTCCTGAATGTCGGTGAACCGTGCCGCCACCACGAACTCCCCGTTGACGTACTGCTCGACTGTGTGCATGACCGTGCCTCCCGTTGTGTGCTGTGCCGCAGCGACCACACTGGCCGTTGCCGACAACAACCAGAGGGCCAAAATCCCCTCCGGGGATTCCGGGCGCACACACACGAAGACAGCGCACGCGAGGGGACGCACACACCCGGGGAAGACAGCGCGGGCCCATGACCGCAAACGCGCAGCCCGTGGCGGAAAGCTGCCAGCCTGACCACCGAAGGTGACAACAAACCCCCCCTTGGTGGTGAGGAAAAGTTCACCGGGTGGTGAAAAAATCACCGCTGGTCAGCCGAAAAACCCCCAAAAAGTGGGGAGGTTGCCCCTTGGAACCAAGGGCCAACCGGGGCTTCCACGCCATGCCCATGCCCGGGAGTGCCCGTGTGGCCGCGTGGCTGCGGTTCTGCGGGGCGGCGGGCGGTCGCGGCTAGGGGCGGGCGGGCGAAGAATCGCGGGCCTGTGCGGGCTTGCAGGCGGGCTCCCGGGCCCCCCCGCGTGTGGGCGTATATCTGTTAGTTCTGGTGCTGGAGTAAATCGAAAAACACAAACGGGGTTACGCTGACAGTTTTCTTTCACGTTTTGACGGTCTTCCACGCTTTGCCTGCGTGATTTCCAGCCCCAGAAGCCTCTCGTACTTGCGAAGCGTTACCCGGGAGATGTCAGCCTTTCTGCAAATCTCAGATCGGGTCGCCCTGTTGGCGGCAAGCTCTTGCAGTAACGCCAGCACTTCTTGCCGCCTTGCTGTCGTGTCCCTGATGGCCAGCGGCTCCCCTGTGGTCAGGTGCTTCAGAACCGATTCTTGTGCCTTGAGGTATGCGGCGTGAGCTTCCTCTGGCGTATCAAAGGAGCCGAGAGGGATTGCCTTGCCGTTGTGCGTGATGGCGGCATTGAATGTTCTCGACCGCTTGTCGAAGTAACAGCCCTGCGGGTTCCCGTACTTCCGTTGGCTTGGCTGCCCGCTGTTGTTGGCTGCGTTCAGGATTGGTGTTCCGGCCCGCAGGTTGCACACCCGGTTGTCTAGCCGATTGCGGTTTATGTGGTCGATCAGCTTTGGGGCTGGGCTGCCGTACTCAAGCTCCCAGACGATGCGGTGCATGGCTCCTGCATACATCGTTTTTCCGGTTTCGGGGTTGGGCTTGCTTGCCCCGGCATATCCACTGCGGATGTTCCAGTTCAGCTTGGCCAGAGCTTCCTCATGTTTCGGGTCATATATCGCGCCGATTTCGTGCAGCCTCATTGGTTGTGTCCCCCGTGTGGCAATGTCTACTAACTCAGCCTGAAACCGCATTATCTGCATGAGTTACGCGGCGGGCAATAGTTACGCGATCAAAGGATTGCCCGCCTCCCTGAGGGTGCTTGTAATCAATGCAGTTCGATTACCCCCGGGAGATTCCCCATGCCGCTGCACAAGTCCGCTGCCTACCTCGCTATCAACGCTGACGCTGACCGAGAGACTGGTCGCCGTGGCTATCACGAACGTCGCCGGGTGCTGAAGCAGGACCCGGTTGCCTACAAGGCTTTCAAGGACAAGAAGGCGGCTTACATGAAGCAGTACCGGGCCAAGAAGCGGGCAGCGGAGCAAAATCCGCCAGCCGGGACATAAGTAGTGCATGGAACCCGCCCGCTTCGTTGTTGACCTGACTTACGCGATGGTGTGCTACCTCGCTTTTGTCGTTGGTGGCGTTGCGCTCGTAGGCGGGATTGCCGAGCTTGCGTTCCGGTGGAAAGAGTGGCGTGAGCGACACCACAAGTAGTTTCGGAGGGCGAGTCTGATGGCAGAGATGATCAGGAAGCTGGTTGGGGCGGCTCCGTATTTCATTCCCGATGATGCTGCCCGCGCTATCCGGCGAACCAATCTGGAGGATGCCTACCGGGGCATCAAGCCGCACCCCACTAACATTGATTCGGCAGACCAGACCGCAATCAAGATGACTGAAGAACACATTCAGGACAGCAAGGACTCTCCGCTTTGGCCGCTCATGCCGATGGGAATTGCCTCTGATGCGATTGAGAGTACCGGGACTGGCCGATCCGCCCGGGTAGCCAATGACATCATGTGGGCTGACCTTGCCCAGAACGGCAACTACACGAACAAACTTCGCAACACCCTCACCGGAAATGCCCCCACCGTAAGGAAAAGGGGGTTGCTTGGCACCGAGGTGGCGGTGGACAGTCGAGCCCCGGACATGATGGGCCACAGCTTTGATACGGCAGTGACCCGCACCTCCCCGTGGAGGTTGCTCGACGGCATCACTGGTGACCGGGCCCAGAGCGACCGGGTACTCACCAGAATCAGGGACAGGAACCACCCGGACGGTTCGGACGGCATGGGAGACAACTCTTCCGTTTACCACCTAGGAAACCTTGAGGACGAGTGGAAGCGGAAGTGGCTCATGTTCCGGGGTCTTAGCCCTAACAGCTTTGCCAACGTGGACGGCAAGCAGGGGTTTGCATCTGCCCTCCACAAGCAGATTTACCACAACGCTTTCGGTGACCCCTACGTCAATGGTCGCGGCACCCCCGGACTAAACGGCTTCAATGTGGGCCAGCATGAAGCAATCCATTCGATCCTTGATGGTGTCAATCCTTCGCAAGCGTTCATAAATGAGCAGCGAATGCGACCTGCCGTAACCGACAGGCAGTGGGAGCTTGGCCCCGGTTCGTACTATCTGGGCAGCAACGGGACAGAGATGAGCAATCTCCTGTTTCACCTGAAGCGGCAGACCGAAACGGTCAACCCGAAGATGCGTGACATCGGGCTCAACAAGAACACAGCGGACAACTTCATTGATTACGTTCGGCATTACGATGCCACGGGTGCTGATCCCATGATCAACCTCCCCGGACACCGGCAGTTCGACCAGCCTGCCCACGGCTACGAGAGCGGGATGCAGAAGATGCAGGAGATCATTGATGCCGCCGGGAAAGATGGCTTGCGGGACATCAAGGACATGAACTTCAAGACGGGTGCCACCAATCCCAGCCTACGGACTGCCCTACTCGCATGACACCTGAAGAAGCACTCTATCACGCCTACTCCCGTGACATTGCCCGGTTGCCCCCGGAGCAACAGCTTCGTTTCAATGCGAAAGCTATGGCGGCTGCCCACGCGGCTGGCAAGCAGCACCCGCAGCTTGATGACTTCAAGTATTACCGGCAGGTGGGTCACCCCAGCTACCAGCCGCAAGATGACGATGAGCGGGCCCTTCAGGATCAGATGCTCAGTGGGTATTCGGGGAAGGGCTGGACTCCCGAGCAATCGAAAGCTCTTGGCAGGGCCCCGGAGTCCTATGAGTTCTCGCCGGGTGGTCAGTACCTCGACCAGCTTGAGAACCGAAACCGGCTCTATGACTCCATTGCCCCGCAGCAAGCCGACAACAGTTGGTTCCCAAGCGCGGCGGCATGGGCTGGCGGCTCTCCCAACAAGCTGAATGAGGGTCACGCCAAGAATTACGCACAACAGGTAGGCCGGACTCACGCCTACATCCCGGGCTCAGGCCCCGGCACCATGTTCCCGGGCATCCCAGAGGGTGGTGTTCAGGAGCTATGGAACCCCGAGAACTTCGTTGGCAGCTTCACGACCAAGATGGGTGGAGCGGTTTCGGACGGCATGAGCCAACTTGGGACGGCGATCCTCAGAACTACAGACCCAACTGCGGCTATGGGCAATGCGGCAGTTCGCTCACAGGGGTCTGACTTCTTCCGCACCAATCCCGTGTTGGCAAATGACAATGGCTGGAGGGGCAACGACGGTCTGATCCAGCAAGGCCAGAACGCTTGGTACGGCTCCGAGGGGATGAGTGCCGGGGATACGTTCCGGGGTGCAGTCGGAAACCGATTTCTCCCAGAGCGAATGAATGGGCAGGTCCCATACATCCAGCCCGTGATCAATGCTGGCCTCAGTTTCGGCAACGGAATGCTTGACGGCACTGGTTTCGTTGGTTCCCACAAGGCCATTCCCAATGCAGTTCGGGGTGTGGCTGGTGCGGCTGCAAGGACCGGGGTCCCCGGTGTGGCGAAATTTGCCCAGAGTACAGCCGATGACATCGCCAAAAACCTTGTCGCCAATCCCACTGCGGGCGGCAGAATTGCCCACCACATCAAGGACGAGGCGGCGGATGTAACCAACGCTGTTGAGCTAGGTGCGGAGTTACTTGGTGGCGACACCCGCAGCAACAGCGAGTGGGAAGTTGCACAGCAACAGAAGGATAAAACCCGCGACCAATCGTTCAAGGTGCTGGAAAACCTCAACAGCCAGATCGTTCGCCCACAGACAACTGTAACCAAAATAGGTAACGCAATCGCACCGGCTGGCAATGCTGCTTATGGTGCTGGCAGTTGGTTACGCGGATTAATCTCCAAGTAACTATTGCCCGCCGCCAGACCCTTGACACAATTCGGTGGTCTTACTTCTTAAATGGAGGCCACCATGTCAGAAGACATTGAGCAAGATTCCATTCCAGTTGAGAATGATGCTCCTGTTGCGGATTCGCAGCCGGAACAGTCCCCACAGGCTGAAGTCGCGTACTCGCCGTGGGACGGTTTCAAGCAACTGCCCCAGTTTCAGGGGCAGGATGATCGGGCGATAGCGGCAAGTCTGTATCAGTCGATGCAGCGTGAACAAGCTGCTTCCCGGCAGTTGCAGCAATATGTTTCGATCATGCCGATTGCTCAGGAGTACATCTCCAAGCGGCCTGAGTTTGAGAAGTGGATGGCTTCTCAGCAGCAGCAAGCTCAACAGCCCCAGCAACAGGCTCCCCAGCAAGCTGCCCCTCAGGCCAAGAAGTGGTGGAACCCTCCAGAACTGAAGGATTCCTACAAGCGTTACCTGACCAAGGACGAGAATGGCCGGGATGTAATCCACCCGGACGCTCCGTATGACGCGAAGCTGGCACTTTCCGAGTGGCAGAACTACCGGGCCGACTTTGCCCAGAAGTTCCTGAGTAACCCGGAGGATGCCCTTGGTCCGATGGTTGCGGAATTGGCTCAAAAACAGGCACAAGAGATCGTTCAGCAACAGCTTGAGTCCCGTGATCGGGAGAGCTTTGTAACCAACTTTGAGAAGGAAAACGCTGACTGGTTGTTCGACCAGAACACAGGTAGCGTTTCACCAGCGGGCTTGCTACTCCATAAGTATGTTGACGAAGCAATGTCAAAAGGTATTCCGCCCGGTAAGCCCCGGGCTGATTACGCGGTCGAGAAGGTCGAGCTTGAGTTGTTCCGGCAACGGTACGCTCAGGAAGCCGCTCCTCCTCAACCGCAGTATCAGCCCCAGCCACCTCAGGCGGCACCGCCAGTGCAGCAAGCCCCAGTGGCCCAAGCACCAGCACCCCAAGACCTTGCCCAGCAGAACATGAGTTACTTACGCCGGGAAGCCAGCCGAAATCCAAGTCGGTCAGCCGGTGCCGCCAACAACGATCCTCGACAGCCGAAGCAGAAACTTACTTTTGAGCAAATGTTGGCGGAAAACCTTAATGCCGCCGGTTACATCTGACCTAGGAGAGCCAAATGGCTAATAGCACTGACTGGGCCCGCGTTATTCAGACTACGATCCAGAACTATTTGCGGGAGACTGAGCAGACCACGTTCCGTCGCTTCAAAGTTTTCGCCATGCTGGAAGGTTCCGGCAATGTGGTGATGAACAGTGCTGGCCTCAATCTCAACTGGCAGGTCCGTATGCGGAACCAGCCGGTGTCTGGTAACAACGGTGAGACTCCCCGAGTCTTTGCCCGTCAGAATCTCTTCTCGACCGCGACCCTCCCGTACCGTGGGTATCAGGTCACGGATTCGATTTACAAGCGTGAAATGCTTGAGAATCGCGGTCAGGCTGCACTTATCAACGTCGCTGGTGGCATGGCCACGCGGCTTGAGGAGTCGATGAGCCAGCACCTGTCGAAGGAAATCTACATCGACGGTAATAAGTCCGGCAATGAATTGCGATTTCATGGGCTGGAATCCGTATTCGCCATCGACGGTACGGTCAACATCACCGATGGTAGCAAGCGGACTGCCAACCCAGACGATCCGTTTGGCTGGCCCGCCGACAACTACGCTGGACTCAGCACTGGCCTTGGTGCCGTGGCTGGCTCGCAGCTTGAGGGTAGCTGGCCCAACGGTGTGGCCGATCCAGAGTATGACCACTGGTCGCCAATCGTGGTCAACTACACCAGCCGTTACTTCAAGGGCAAGAACGCCACGGGTGGCGACTCTTTCACTTGGGATGACCAGTGCGTTCAGGCTGTGCGCGAGGGCATCCAACAGGCAAAACGCAATGATACTAAGGAGAGCCAGATCGACATGGTTGTCCTCGACCGGAAGCTGTACATCAACTACATGAACAAGTTGGACAGCAAGGAGCGGGCTCTCATCTCCAGTAACACCGGCTTGAAGCAGTACGGATTTAATGACTCCTTCATGCAGGATGGCTGTGACATCACGACCGAGTATGCCGTTCCGGCAGGCTGCGGCTACGGATTGTCAATCGCCAACATGGAACTGTACTGCATGGAAGGGAACCTCCTCACAAGCGAGGGACCGTTCTATAACGAAGATACACAGGCGTACAGGTACGTCGTGAGTGTCCTCGGGAACATCAAGCTGAAAAGTCCGCGTAATTTCTTTAAGCTGCAAGCGATTGCCTGATCCCAACCCCTCACCTGAAAGTAGAACTTCATGTCCATCATCAGTGCCGATCCTTGGTTTGGCCGGGGTCAGACTCTCGGTGTTACCGACCCGACTCAGGGTGGTGCCGTCGTTGGATCGTCCAAGGTGTTCACCGACACCGACCCCCGGACGAGCAATGCCGGTTCGTTCCTTAGCAACCGGCTTGTGACCTGCATCGCGGTTCGCAACACCTCGACTGGCCCCCTTCTCGCGGGACAGGTCGCCAAGTTCAAGAAGAGTGCCATTCTTGAAGAGGTGGACGGCACTGCGGCTGCGGTGGCCGACGCTCCGATGGGTGTGGTTGACGAGTACCTCCCGCCCGCTGGTGTTGCCGTTGGCGATGTCTTCTGGCTGGTGACCGCTGGCCCGACTGCCATCATGACCTCGGCTACCTTTGCCCCCGGTGCGCTGGTGGGTGTCGGTGCCGGTGGTACTGCGGCGGTTGGTGCGGCTGGCACTTCGATTGGCGTTGCGATCTCGGCTGCGGCCAAGGGCAAGGTTCGGACGCTCGTCAACGTGCAAGCTGGTAGTTCGGTGGTGCCGGTGACGAAGGGTGCCGACGAGGAAGCTCCTGCGACTGAAGACGCTGCCGTTGATCCGGTTGCGGCTCCTTCCACGGCGGTTGAGCCCGTGGTCGAGGTTGCCCCGGCCCCATCGGTCGATGCTGCCCCGGTCGCTGCACCGGAGCCGGTGGTCGAGCCGGTTGTCGCCCCGGAAGTTGCTCCGGTGGTGGAACCCGCTCCGGTTGTCGATCCGGCTGTCACGCCTGAGCCCACCGTCTGACCAACCCAAGAATGGAATCCCTAGCAATCACCGCTGGGCGGATTGCCATTCTGGTTGGCCTAGTGCTTGCGATCTTCGGCTGGCGGGATGAGCCCAAAGCTCCCCGCCAGCCGAAATCTTTTCAGCCCTACCAGCTAAGAACAGAACCAACTCAAGTCCGGCTTCCTGACCCACCCCCGCCCAAACCCAAAACTGTGTCGGTGCTGGTCAAGCCGGACCTTCCCTTTGTCACTGGAATCTGCCCGCCCCTCAGGAAGCCAACACCGCAGAAGTGCGACGTTCTTACTGACCTCTACTGCCGCCTTGAGAACCCTCACTACTGGGCTGACCCCACAGAGCCCGGTGATCTGGTGACTTGGGCGCATGAGATGAACCACGGGGTGTCCAACCGGCTTCACGCCAGCACGGTCAAACACGGCATTTATGTAGGGAACGGCAAGGGAATCGTCCTCAGACACCCAGAGATCACCATTGAACAGGTGGCCAACACGGTCCCCAAGAACCAGCGGGGGGCGATCTACAAGCTCTACATGGTCGAGCAACGGAAGGACTGGAACAAGAGTCCGATCTATTTGCTGGACGAGTGGAATGCCTACATCACCGGAACTATTGCCCGCCGCCAACTTGGATGGGAGAAACGTAGCGAGACAGAGGATTTTGCCAGAGAGATGGAGAGGTACTGCCGGACGATGTTGGCAGTGGTCAAGAAGCGTGACCCAGACTACCTCGACCTCCAGCACCTCTCCAACTTCATCGACTGGCAGTCCGACAGATTCGCCTCCCTAACAAAGGAATAAGATGGACTGGGCCACACCACAGAACCTGATCTTGATCGTTGGCGTATTGCTTCTGACGAGCCCGTTTGTAACCAAGACAATCAGCTTGTGGCTGTCCTCTCTCCTGTGGAGGAGAAACCGCGAACAGTCCCGTGAGATCGGAACGGTCATTCAACTACTGGAACTCAAGAACAGCTTGGAGCGGCAGGGGTGTGAGGTTGCGGCGAGTGTAACCCGGGACCTTGTGTATGCGGTGATCTACGATGCCAAGCCGCCAGAGAAGCTGGAGAAGTTCAAGCTCGAAAGTAATCCAAAATGACTCCGCTGAGAGCGGCATTCGGATTGGCTATGGCAGCCTTTGCGTTGCTATGTCTCAACCAAGTTGTTCCCCTACTGATCCCAGAGCCCGTAGCTTGCCCGCCTCCCAAGAAGGTAGTCAAGAAGCCGCCGCCAATCGGTAATCAGTGCGAGATGGAAGTAATCCGGCTCACCAACATAGAGAGAAACAAACACGGTCTTGCCTCGTTGAAACCCGTACCAGAGATGATGAGGTTCGCTCGTAACTGGTCGGCAGTAATGAACGCAGGCAGGATGCACCACAGCAAAGGCCCCTATGGAGAGAATGTCGCAAAGGGTTACTCTAGCCCAGAGGCAACAGTAAGAGCTTGGATGCACTCCCCCGGTCACCGCAGAAACATACTAAGTAGCCGCTATACTACGATTGGTGTTGGTCAAGTCGGCGCGTCTTACACCCAAGTCTTCCGTTAGTGCCCCCCTCCCCCCTAGGAATTGCTCCCATGAATAAGTTTGTTGTGTTCACCCTTGCCTTCCTCCTTGGCTGTCTTACCTCCGGTGTTGTCAACGCCGGTACGGACTGCCACGGCAAGAAGACCAAGAAGACCGTCGCTGCCCCGGTGGCTGTCGAAGTCGAGCAGGATGTGACCGTGACCCCCGGTGTCAAGGTCAAGGAAACTGTCGAGGTCGATGGTGCCGGTGATGTGACCGTGACCGAAGAAGTGTCGGTGGGCGAAGGCTCCCCGTCTGACAAGGCCCCGATGAGCCGCCGTGGTGCCCGCAAGAATGCCCACAAGGTCAGCAAGGCCATGCGGGAAGAGGCTTCGGCTGGTCGCAAGGCTGCCAAGGCCGCTGCTAAGGCGCAGGAAGCTGCCGGTGCTGCGGCTGCGGAAGGTGCCACCGCGAAGGCTTTCTTCGGTAACTGATCTGAGTGTGTGTTGTGTGGGGCCCGGGGGCGAGTGAGTCACGACGCTCCCCCCGGGCTTTACGCAAGGAGGCCCCATGAGCGACATGATCCGCAAGCTCCTCGACTCCCGGCTGCCCTCTGATGCGGTAGCTGGACTTGGGAACTTCCTGACTGGTCAGAGCGTTGGCGACCTGATGGCCCGACAAGATGGCCAGCCACCTGAGGAAGAAAGCCCTCTGGTGAAGATGCAGAAGATGGCTTCTGGCGTTCGACCTGACCCCAGCGTGTCTAACCTCCAGCTTGATCGGTGAAGCATGGAAGAGATCGACATCCCAGACGTTGCCCCGGACGGTCCTCTGGATAGTAGCCGTGCCTGCGAGGCGTGTGGTCTGGTCAAGCCGCTCGACCGGCGGCGGTGGCCCTTGGTCCCCGGAACCCAGCACACCCTCCAGCCGATCTGCAAAGCCTGCTACAAGCTGGTCAAGCACCGGCAGAAGGTAGAGACAACCTCCCGGCGGGCAGCGGAAGCGTTCATGCAGGCCCCTCTTGTCCGCAAGGGTGGCAGCAACATCCCGCACAGCACAGAGCTACTGGAGTCGATCTATACGCTCTTTGGTGGTGTCAACGGGCTGGCTAACGAACTGGCGCACACCTACCACTCAGCCCCACCCGGCGGGCGTATCCGCACCAGCATTCTGGAGACTGTGGTCAGGCTCACGAACAACGTGGCGGATAGCGGGGCGGTCCAGAAGCCAGTCAGCTTGATGACCGACGATGAGCTAGAGGCGAGGCTGGCGCAGAAGATTGCTCTGGCTGCGGAGTCCCAGAAGAATTTGGAGTACCTGAACCAGTCCACTGAGGTGGAAATCCCCGATGGGATGATTCAGGCCAACCAGATTCCCGTAGTGGAAATAGAGCAGGCCATGTCCATGCGCCGCCTTGTGGAGGTTCCGCATGGCGAACCCTCTTGATAATGTCTCGCAGCACTCCAGACAGGAGATGCTCGACCTCCAGCGGGAGTTGGCATCCCGCCAGCTTGAGTCTGTAAGGCTCTACCGGCCCAATGCCAATCAGAAGCCCTTCCACGATGACATGGCTTCCGAGCGGATCGTGCTGGGCGGCAATCGGAGCGGCAAGACTACGGCTGCCATGCTGGAGTTTGCGTGGGCTGTAACCGGGACGCACCCAGTCGAGGGCAAGTACCCGAAAGAGAACGGCACGGCGGTGGTGGTGGGGGCCGACTGGCGGCACATCGGGATGGTCTGTGTTCGCGGCTTATTCAAGGCTGGCGCATTTAAGATCATTCAGGATGCCCATACTAAAGAGTGGCGCGCGTATGACCCGGTAGCGGACAAGGCCCGGGAGTCCGAGGCCAAGCCATCCCCACCCTTGATCCCACCCCGGATGATCAAGAACATCAGTTGGGTGCTGAAGTCCGCTGGATATATGCAGTCCTGCGAACTGACCAACGGCTGGCAAATCTACTTCTTTAGCTCTGAGGGCGATCCTCCTCAGGGCTACCGGGCCCATCTCGCGTGGATTGACGAGGACTTGTCATCCGAAAGCACTTGGCTGGCTGAGTTGCAGGCTCGTCTTGCGGACTACAAGGGAAGGCTGGTGTGGTCGGCAACCCCGCACTCAAAGAATGACGCACTCTTCGGCCTGTGCGAACGGGCGGATAAAGCGGCAGAGGAAGGGCACAGCAACCCCAAGAAGTTCGTCCTGAGGTTCCTCGACAACGAACACATCTCCAAAGAGGCCCGCGCCTTGGCAGTGGAGCAGTGGGCCGCGCAGGGCGAGGAAGTCCTGCGGATGAGAGCGGAGGGCGAGTTCACCTTCGACTCTGTTTTGATGTACGGCAATTTCAACATGGGCATCCACGGCTTCTCCCGCAGGGAACTGCCGGAAGGTCAGATTCCCGCAGACTGGTGCCGGTATGCGGCGATTGACCCGGGCCATGCGATCTGTGCTGTGATGTTCGCGGCAGTCCCGCCCTCCGGGGATTTCGTCCTGATCTATGACGAACTCTACATCCCCAACTGTTCCGCCGTGGTGTTTGCCGAGAAGTTCGCGGCCAAGCTGGCAGGGCAGCCCCAGTTCTATGCGTTCATTATCGACTCGCATGGTGCCCGCCTGACAGACATCGGCGGCGGCAAGTCCCCCGGCCAACAGTACGCGGAACAGCTTGAGTTACTTGGGGTGCGGTCGAAGGCTACCGGCTCGTCATTCATGCACGGCAGCGATGACATCATGGCTGGCATTGAGAGCGTCCGTAACGCCATGCACATCCGGTCGAAGGGGACCCCTTACCTCCGGGTCCTTGAAGGGGCCATGCCCAACTTCATCCGAGAGATCAAGCGTTACAAGCGGCAGTCCACAGTGGTGGGTGGTCACTCAATCGTCCTCGACAAGCCCCACCCCCGGTCTGTGTCTCACTTGATGGACTGTATGCGTTACATATTTGCCGCAGACCCCAAGTACCACAAGCCAGAGGTTAAGGCCGAGGTTGCGTGGTGGGAGCCGTGGCTTGCCAAGAGGCGGCGGGATCGTGGCGAGGAAGCCAGCGTGGTGTACCTAGCCCCCTCAAGTTACACCTCCCAGACATACGTCGCGTAACTATTGCCCGCCCTCCGGGGGTCAGTACGCTACTGCCAGTACCTTTCCCCGTGGTGGAGGCAAAACCATGCAGATTATTTCGGAACTGTCGATTGGCGACCTAGTGTTGTGGCACGATGACCCCATGTCGAACTCCACCCCTCCCAGCTTGGGCTGGATGATCCAGAAGGGGCGAGAGACAATCTCCATCCTGATCTTCTCCGAGAACTCCGGTCTTGTTGAGAAGAAGAGCGTTCGCCACAAGGACGATCCGTTCTGGCGTGAGTCTGAGATCGCTGGTAACTGGCTCCAGTGGGGCTGTTTCACGGTCCACCCGACCACCGAGATCATCAAGGAACTCAAGCCTTTCTTGACAAAGCTCAAGATGGCAGAGGCCCGCACCCCCAGTGACGAGCCTGTTCGCCGTGGCCCCGGTCGCCCCCGCAAGGAAGAGGTGGCGGAAGTGGAGGTGGCCGAATGAGTCGCCTTCTTACGGCTTTCGCTATGTGTTCGATCTTGACGGGGGTAGCTCACGCAAAGCCTCGTCGCCAGTACCAGCAAGGCCAGCCGGTCCAGAACATGGCACGGGCGGCTACCAACACCGCTCAGGGTGTCGCGGAAGCTCTTGCTCGTACAGGGGATTTTCGCCATTTGGGCGGAAACGGCGGAATGATGGAAGGGATAGGTATGGCATCCACCCCAGAGGCTGCCGTCCGCAGGTGCTGTTACTACGGCCAAATTCAGATCATGGATCAGGGTGTCGCCCAAGGTCCGAACGGGATGTGGTATGCCTGCATCCGGGGGAGGTAGTTATGCCACGCAAGCCCGGGAAGTGCGTTGATTGCGGCAGTTGCACCAGCCGAAAAGGGCACAGCCGCTGTCTTGGGTGCAGCCTTGAATGTCGCGGCAAAAGCGTTGTCAGGCCACTGTTTCTTGTAGACGAGCGTTTTGAGGGAGTGGTTGGCGGGCTCAAGTGGCGCACCCACACCAACGGCTATGTAGTCGCTTCGGTAGGAAGTCGCATGGAGTACCTCCATCGCTTGGTGTGGAAGGCTGAGTATGGCTGGGCTCCCCGCCAGATTGACCATATCAACCGCAACCGGCTCGACAACAGGCTGGAGAATCTTCGTCCCGCCAGTGGGTCGCTGAACAATCGCAACAAGCAGTCTCGCGGTGTAAGGAAAATCCGCGAAAGGTTTTTTGCCCGAATCAAGCGTCACGGCAAGGAACATTCCTTGGGTGGGTTTGGCACAGAGAAAGAAGCCTTGGCGGCGCACCAGAATGCCAAGCAAATCATTGAAGAGTTTGAGGCACTGGAGTCCCTGTGATGAGCGAAGCTAACATCGACCCAGACGTTCCCATGTCCGGTGGTGATCCCAGCCAACTGGCTGACCCACCGCCGGATGTTGTGCCACAGCGTCAGATGGAGGATGCCCTCAGAAGCATCTCCACCGGCTGGCTGAAGAAGCTGGAACTTGCCCGCAAGGCAAAGAAGGCTTTTTCGGACGATGCCAAGGAAGCGTGTAATTTCTTCGATGGTGGAGAGAACTTCTTCTGGAAAGAGGGTGCGGCCCCCTACTCCAAGATTTCTCCCCCCAGCTTTCGCATGACTGTGAACCGTGCTTTCGAGGCTGTGAAGCTCATCGGCTCAGTCATCTATTCTCGCAACCCGGTGCGGACGGTCACGGCAAAGAAGTTCCCCCCCGTCCCGCCTGAAGCTGTTGGGATTGATACGAGCCAGCCGCCGCAGATGGACCCGATGACCGGGCAGCCGATGCTGCCCCCGGAGGTCGAGCAGTACATCCAAGCCAGTCAACAGATTGGCATGGTCGAGCAGCAGCGGGAAGCGTTCTCTGAAATCATCAGCGCGTACTTGAACTACACCCCCGGCCAGTTGAACTTGAAGGAACACACCCGCAAGGTGGTGGACGAGGGCATTCTCAAGGGGATGGGTGTGTGGTGGACCGAACTGATTGAGATGGGTGGCGAGGATGGCCCGCCGGTTGGGCTCATCGGTTCATTCCACGACAACGTGGACAACCTACTTCTGGACCCTGACGCGGACGAACAGGAAGACATCCTGTGGTGTGCCCGTCGCTGTGTTCACCCGATTGCCGAGGTGGCTGAGAAGTACGGCTTGGAGCGGTCGGAACTGAAGGGGCACATGGAGAGCTTCGTGGCCCGGTCTATGGAAGAAGACCGTGGCTACAAGATGAAGAAAAAGAACGGTAAGACGAACGACCTGATCGTCTACTGGAAAATCTGGTCAAAGACTGGATTCGGCCACAATCTCAAGGGTTCCCCCAAAGAGTTCGCCCAGATGTTCGATGGGCTGGGCCCGAACTGTTATCTGGTGGTGGCAGAGGGTGTCGATTACCCCTTGAATGTTCCCAAGGCTATTGGCCTAGAGGAGCCTGACGAGACAGGTCTTCCCAACAGCTTGTTCACGCGGACTCGCTGGCCCATCCCGTTTTACGCGGATCACAACGGCTGGCCTTTCACTCCGTTCCAGTGTCACCGCAAGCCGGGTTCAGTGTGGCCTATCTCCCACATGAAACCGGGGATGCCGGAATTGAAGTTCCTGAACTGGGCACTTTCTTTCCTTGCCACCCGGGTGATGATCTCGTCCAAGACAATGGTGGGCGTGAGCAAGGCAGCGGGGGATGACATCAAGGAACAGTTGCTCCGACATGAGCAATCGGGGTTCTCACTCATTGAGTTGTCCGAGACTCTTGGCCGGTCGGTGAATGACATCGTGTCTGTCCTCCAGCTTCCTCAGGTCACGCCGGAATTATGGACGATTGTCCAAGCCGTTTCAGAGATGTTCGACAAAAGAGTCGGACTCACAGAACTCACTTACGGTATGACGAGAAATTCCTATAGAAGTGCCGCAGAAGCGCAGGTGAAGTCGGAACAGATTTCTGTGCGGCCAGACGATATGGCGAACGTGCTTGAGGACGCTATGTCCATGCTGGCCCGCCGTGAAGCTCTGGCAGCCCGTTGGTTACTCCAAGAACAGGACATCGCTCCCGTGCTTGGCCCCATCGGTGCATCGGTCTGGAAGAGTCTTCAAGAGCAAGTGAGCCTTGGCCAGCTTGCCATGAACTATGACTACCGCATTGAGGCGGGCAGCGCGAGGAAGCCAAACAAGGCTGGGCGTATCGAAGCCCTCCAGATCGCTCTCCAGACGCTGGGCCCGGTCCTCCAGCCACTTGTGATGCAGGGGATGCCGGGGCCGATGAATGCCCTTCTGAGGGATTACTGCGAGGCCATCGACGTTGATTACACGCCCTACATGATCCCCGAGCCGCCGCCGCAGCCTCCCCAGCCACCAGCCGGACCAGCCGATGCCGCCTCCCCGGCCCCGGAAGGTGGCGGGGAGGCATCGGTGCCGCCACCTGAGCCCATTCCCCCGGAGATGGCACCGTGATTGAGCTTCCCTTTGACATTCAGCGGGCCAGCTTGGAGGTCCGAGAGCATTACATCCGCATGGTCAACGCGGGGCAGTCACCCCGGTTCGCAGAGATGTGTGCCCTCCAGCAACCCCCGGGCACCCAAGGAACCGACCGGGCCTTCATGCAGGGGCGGCTCGACGGCAACTGGATGGACGGCATCCCGGCAAGGATGGCCAAGAAGATGGCACGGGAAGCCAAGGCGGCGGGCATCAACATCAACGGCAAGTATTACTTGGGCGGGCTGGCTGACAAACGCGGGCACATGGACCCGGGGGCTTGGGTGGACTCTGTAAGCGACATTAAGCGTGTAGCCAAGTCCCGTAACCTCAACGTCAGCGGGATCGTGAACGTGCAGGGCCATGAGGTCGAGCCAGTCAAGCCCGCCCTGAATCCCAAGATCGTGGACAAGCTGGCCAAGCAGGCTATGGCGAGTAACTCCAAGTTGACCCGCCAAGAAGCCGTTCGTCAGGTCAAGGACAAACACGCACCTGCGTGGAAGCGCAGCAAGTAGCGGTTCAGTTTTGTCTGGCCGGGACATAAATAGGGCAGGAGAGTCCCATGTCCACACCCAGCACCCATCCCAACTGTGCCTCTGATGAGAGGGGCTACCAGCGGATCAGGTTTCGTCAGGACACTGCTGAGAACTGGCTGAAGAACGACCCGATCCTTGCCTCTGGTGAGATGGGGTATGTAATCGGCAACACCGAAGGCCCGAACCTCAAGGTAGGCGACGGGTGGGTGAGGTGGTCCCAGCTTCCTTGGATAGCCAGTGGGTCTGGCGGCGACTCCCACTCCGGTGCCCACATTGTCTCCGAGGTCGAGCCACCTCCCGGGGAAGAGATTGGCGACCTGTGGATTGACCCCACTGCCGACACCCAAGCCGCGACCATTGACGTTCTGGCTGAGATCAAAGGCAAGGTCATTGCCCCCAAGGCCATCGACTTGGACGGCCCCAACACTCTCTACATCGCCCAAGATGCAGATGGCAGTGTGAAGCTGAGTCTGCGGTCTGACTCCAAGGGCTCCCGCCTAGACAACTTCTTTGCCACTGAAGATTGGGTGCTTGCCAACACCGGCAACATCCACGTTGGCACCACCGCACCGGGCAACCTCTCCACGCTTTGGCTGAACCCGGCTGGTGGCGGCATTGCTCCCACTGTCGAGCCGCCGTTCGTGGTGTCTGACCTAGCCCCAACGACCACCTCTAGTATCTGGATCAATCCAAAGGGATAGCCATGCCAAGCCTGAATTACTTCGACAAGGACAAGCAGGAGTGGGTTGCCATCCCTCTGGGCGGCGGCACTGTGGACACGGCTGGTCTGGCAACGGAACAGTTCGTCACCGATGCCATTGCTGCCATTCCAGAAGCTGCCATTACCGCTCACGCCGGTGCAGTTCCTGACGCTGGGGCCGACACACCTAAAGGGCTAGAGGATGCGTTTGCAGTTCTGGCTGACGGGCTGCACTACTACAAAGATGTTGGCACCCTTGTCTCCATTACGCGGCAGGAATACCAGACCACCATCGTGTTGTCTGGTCAGTTGAGTTCGTTCGCCAAGATCGTCAAGAGCGAGGCGGGCCTGCCCACTCCCCAGAACCCCTCCATGATCGTCATGCAGAGGGCTGAAGGCCAGTGGCTCAAGCTGACCAGCGATGAGTTGGACAAGGCTTTTGGCAATCCGCAGCAGGTGGACATATTCTCGCTGACCGGCGGCGACCCTGTGACGGCTGACCTATCTGGCTACTACACCAAACAAGAGGTTGATGGCGTTGTTGCTGGCAAGGCCGATCAGTCTGAGCTTGCTGCCTTTCAAGGCCAGTACGGCACATTGGAGTCTGAGTTCAGGGAGTATTTCAGACTCCTGAATCAGGGCTTTGCAACTGTGGCCCAGAAGCCTGACGTTGATGCCGCCCTCGACCTGAAGGCTGACAAAGCCACGACCTACACCAAGACGGAGTTGGACACAGCGTTTTCGGAGAACGACCAAGAGCATCAGCGGATAGAGAGCTTGACCCGCGAAGTTGCCGTCCAGCTTGGCGAGAGTCTTGAACTCAAGGCCGACAAAACCACCGTGTCAGGTCTTAGCACCACCCTGATGAACAGCATCATGGAAGTGAAGGATGGCACCTACACCAAGCCCGAAGTAGACGAGGCCATTGCTGGTGCTGTGAGCGGTCAGCTTACCCCAGAGCAGATCACTGAAATCATCTCTCAGGTTGGCCCGGTTGACCTGACTGCCTATGCCAAGATCAGTGACAACACGCAGGCTATCCTCGCCAAGACTGTTGTGACTCAAGCTGTTGGCTTTGGTGACGCTGCCCTGCCCCCTGTTGCTCTGACTTACACCGATACTGGAGAAGGCTTTGGCCCCCGGCTGGTGTTCGCAGTTGGCATGGTCAACGACTATGTGGCCCTGCGGTCAGACTTCGATCCTTTTGTTAGCCGCATCGGCGCACTTGAGAGCAAGGCCGCTCCGACGATTGATGCCTACACGAAGACTCAGGCCGACGCCAAGTTCCTGACGCTTGTGGACATTGACCAGTTCGCTTACCGGGCTGACGTTTACACCCAGAAGCAGGCTGATGACCGCTTCATGCAGATTGACAAGGCTTTCAGCAAGGTTGACTTCGACAACCAGATGGCCCTGATGCTGTACTCCCGCAAGCAAGTCGATGACAAGCTGGCGGCGATCAGTCCTGTTGGTGCCAGTTCGATCAATGATCCAGCACTCGCTGCTTTCAAGAAGTCTGTGCTGGATGAAGTGAAGTTGATGCTGGTGGGTGGCACGAAAATGCCACCGGCAGACATTGGCTGGACACCAATCATCCGAATGGAAGGCACGAAGGAAACTACCTCAACGCAGATTCAAGCCCGAATGCTTGGCGGGTTCATTGAGTTGAAGGGCACACTGACATTCACCACTGGAATCAACGAATGGGTGCCGCTCCGAATGCCCCCTCAGTTTCCCTTTGCAGAACTTGAGGCCATGTATCCGCTGGCGATTCGGAATAAAGGCACTGCCGTCACCTACGGATTCTGCACTGTCTACAACAACAGCCGTGACATCAGGGTGAGCCCCGGCCTGAACTCTAACGAATGCAACTTCTCTGGCATTCGATGGAAGGCAGCCTACTGATGCAGATCAACACGCTCATCGTCTGGACAACCATCATCCTTGGCGGGCTATTCATCTCTGGATACCTAGTCGGCCTAGCCATTGGCTGGTGGATGGACGCAGAGCATCGTGCCCTTCAGAGATGGCTTGACGAACACATTCGCCAACTCAAAGAAGACGAGGAGAAGTACAAGTAATGGCCGCAATGTACTACTGGTCAGGAACAAGTTGGGAGCCCATCTCCACAGGTGGCGGCTCTGACTCCGCACACATTGTGTCTGACACCATGCCAACCGACCCGGCGGCTGTCGGTGACTTGTGGATTCAGCCCAACGGCACTGCCCCTCCCGGCTCCCCGGGTGAAGGTGAACCCGGCCCTCAAGGCGAACCGGGCCTTGCTGCCACAATCGAAGTAGCCGAAACGATCACGATTGAAGGTGGACTGCCAGCCGAAGTGATCAATGTCGGCAACGAGAACAAGGCATCCCTGTCATTCAAGATTCCGCAGGGGATACCCGGCGTGAAGGGTGAGGCCGGTGTAGCTGGTCCCGCTGGCCCTCAGGGTGTTCCCGGCGTGGCTGGTGAAGCTGGCCCTCAGGGCGAGCAGGGCATTCAAGGCACAGAAGGCATTCAGGGTCCTCAAGGCATTCAAGGTCAACCGGGCCTTGGCATTAAGTACATGGGCACGGTCGCTACCCAAGGCGACCTTCCAGCTTCTGCCACTCAGGGCGATCTCTATGTTGTCTCGACCCCCGAGCCAGCTAGGGGATTTGTTTGGGATGATACCAAGGCTGCATGGCAAGACTCTGGCCCAGTGCAAGGCCCACAGGGCGTGGCGGGTCCCCAAGGCATTCAAGGCATTCAGGGCGAGCCCGGGGTTGCTGGCCCCAAGGGTGATTCTGTCACTGGCCCCGCTGGTCCGCAGGGTGAAGTCGGACCCGCTGGCCCTACCGCTATTGCCACTGCCACTGTTCTTGGTGGCGTGAAGATCGGTAGTGGAATCACGGTTACGGCTGACGGCACCATCAGTGCAAGTGCTGGTAGTGACTATATTTTGCCTAAGGCCAGTGCTGCAATTCTGGGTGGCATCAAGATTGGCAATGGCTTGGCAATTGATGCCAATGGAGTTTGCACGGCTTCCCTTGCAGGCAACTATGTCAACAAGGCAGGGGATGTCATGAACGGCCCCCTAAGGTACGCGCCAAACGCCAGCCCCGCCGGGTTCAACGGAACCGACGTTTATACATACTACGACGGTTCCTATTACCGGCTGTATATGCCGGGTGGCAAGCAGGCTTTTATAGCCGCACCAGACACGGCACAGGTTCAGTTTCTGGGCGCAAACCCACAAACCCCCTTCACTCCCGCCGATGATAACGACCTCACCAACAAGAAGTACGTTGATGGGGCTGTCTCAGGAAGCACTGCCTTCCTGAAGACTACCGGCGGGACTATGACGGGAACCATCGTGGCCCCGACCGCAGTCAACACGATGACTTGGGCAAGCACATACAACATCTTTGGCTCCAGCGGTGGCTGGGCGGTCAGAAATGTCAACTCCAACTTGCTGCTTGTGACCACTACCAGTGTCGCGGCAGTAGTGATGCTGGAAGTGAGGGCAACTGGTACAGCCATTCGGTTTGGCTCAGTTGGCCCGACCGTAGCCAATGTCTCTGGCGTTGTGTCTGTTTCCGCGAATGTGGAGTCCACCGCTGCGGCCCCTACGGCAGCCAGCCACCTGACCCGCAAGGACTACGTTGACGGCAACTTCGCTCCAAAGTTCGTGGCTGATGAGTTGACCCTAGTGGACGAGTTGACGGCATTGCGGGCGGCACTCACGCAAGCACAGGCTGACATTGCAGAACTCAAAGCAAAGGTTGCGTAATGGCTAACAACCTCTACTACTTCGACGGCACAGGCTGGCAACCGATCTCATCGGGTGGCGGCGGTGGTGTTGGCCCACAAGGCCCTCCCGGTGCTGACGGTATCTCCATCACTGTTTATGGCCCACAGCCCACACCACCCACAAACCCCCGCAAGGGTGACGAGTGGATTGATAGCGGTGTTAGGGATGCAGGCAACGTGATCTTGGAGCAGATGCCCACCCCAGAGCCTGAGATAGTCCTAGTAAAAAGACTTCCGCCGACACCAGACCCTGTGATAGTTTATCTACCACCGGACCTGCCCCCTGATGTAATTTATCTCTCGTAACACTTCGACCTGAAAGGTATTGAATATGCCATCCGATGTAAGAATTTGGGACGGGGCCGCGTGGGTTAGCCTGAAAGGCCCTACTGGCAACACTGGTGCCCAAGGTACTGGTGCTACCGTAACTATTGCAGGCGTGAACACCCTTGCCCCGGGAGCCCCGGCCACGGTTACGGACAGCAATCCCGATCCGGCCATTGCCAACCTGACCTTCGGCATTCCTCAGGGTGCTGCGGGCACGGCTGCCACCATCACCGTGGGCACTGTTACGAGTGTTCCGTTCGGCACACCACCTACCATTACGAACTCGGGCTCCACTTCGGCTGCCAAGTTCGATTTTCAGGTGGTTACTGGGCCACAGGGACCGGCTGGTAGCGGCGTAACCATCAAGGGAACGCTCTCCGGTCTAGCCACTCCCCTGCCGACAAGCCCTGCCACGGGTGATATGTACATCTTGGGCACCCCAGTTCCGACTGCGGCTCCCAACAACACAGGCACCGGCACGAAGGCAGACGGTGATGGCATCACTTGGACAGGCACCGCGTGGGTAAACGTGGGACCCATCAAGGGACCTAAGGGCGATACTGGTAGCACAGGAGCAAATGGCACCAGTGCCACTGTCTCGGTAGGGACAACCACAACCGGGGCAGCCGGAACACAGGCTTCCGTTACCGACACTGATGCTTCGCCCAACAACAGCGTCCTGAACTTCACGATCCCGCAGGGTGCAAAGGGCGATGCTGGGACCAACTATCAGGTCTACACCACCGTCACCACCCCGACCGGAATGCTGCAAGGTGCTATCTGGCTCGTTCCTTGATCTCTGGTCATAGCAACAGGGGATGGCAATAGGGCCTCCCCTTCACGGCACAGGAACGAACCATGCCTTCTGATGTAAGAATTTATGACGGTGCGGCGTGGGTGAGCCTAAAAGGGCCAACCGGCCCCGCTGGGCCATCGGCTGTGTCTGCCAATGCAGGCCAGCTTGCAAAGCTAGGCACTGACAACCTCGTCCTTGTCTCGTCTGTTGACCTTGACGCTCGCTATGTCAACATGACCGGCGACACGATGACGGGCAACCTCATCATATCTCCAGCCGCCGCCCAGCTTGTTGTCGGCGGCACAGGCAACACTACACAGACCCTTAGGTCTACAGACGGCGGCAATGCCACTCTGAACATCTCGGCTGGCACGAACACAGGGCAGCTTGTCCAGACGGGCACCTCGTTTAACTTTGTGAACTACGCATCTGGTGGTGCCACCTCATTTAGTCAGACTGGCAACGGTCTAATCAGGTTCTTTGCCAACTCGGTTCAGACGCTCGCAATATCCGGTACGGGCATCTCGGTCGCTGGCAACATCACAAGCACTGGCACCGCCCACAACTTCCAGCCCAACTCCATTCTGGTCAATGCAATCTCTGGCCTGAACGCTGACTCTCTCTCGGACGTTACGGTCACGGCACCGGCTGCGGGGCAGGTTCTCCGGTGGAATGGCACGAACTTTGTCAACGCTGCCCTGAACTACTCTGACCTAACTGGAACCGCACCGGGCGGCACCGCCAGCACGACCGCTGCCCTCGCGGACACAAGCACCGGCACGGTTGGGACTTCCACTTCTTTTGCCAGAGCCGATCACACGCACCCGTTCCCAACGGCAGCCAACGTCGGTGCTGTGGCACTGTCCGGCCTTAGTACAGTCAACGGCGTACTTCGGCTGACCAGTAGCTCCAACACAGAATCGGTCACCGTCACTCTGCCAAGTAACTTCATCGGCCCCAACACGGGGGCTATTTCCGCGGACACAAGGAGCAGTAGTACATCTGGCTACTCCAACCCAGTTGCGGCTTTCTACGCAATAAACACTGGCCCAGCCGCAAGCCCGACATCACCCAAGCCAAACGAGTATGCCTTCTACTCGCAGGGCCCCGCTCCCTCTAGCCTTGGCGGCGACCTGAACGTAACGGGTTTTATCACAGGAAGCCCCAAGTACATTCCGCTGACCAGCGGCAGAATCCTCTCTGGGCCCGACAGAGGCTGTGTGCTGGCAAATGTCCGCACTGATGCCATTGCGCTTGTAATCACCCTTCCCGCAGCCGACAGCGGCATTCCGATTGGATCACGGTTTGAGATTGTTGATCTGTCTGTAACGTCCACAACGACCGTGCAGGCCGAGCCGACCGTGACGCTTAACTACAACCCACAGATTACGGGCGGCTCCAGCGGTGGTCTTGGGGCTCAGGTGTCCCTAGCTGGCCCATACTCAAAAGCCACTCTGTACAAAACCGGCACCACCAACTGGGTGTTGATTTCGTCATAAGGAAGTTACATGTCCGACACAATTCTCTGGCCCCTGCGGGCTGTATCCAAAGACCCAACCAACGTCACCAAGCTGGACGCTGATGGCAACGTACTGACCAGCACCACAGACGTTGACGCTCGCTATGTGAAGAAGGCTGGCGATAACATGACCGGCTCGCTGGGCATTCAAGTCGGTGCGACGTTCACGACACCGGCAACGGCTATCCATCCGGCGACAGTGCTTCACGCAGTTCGTGAGGGCGGCTCGTCTTTTGCTGAGATTTACAACGTAGGAGCAGGAGCCGCCGGTCTACTCTTCCGCAAAAAACTCGGCACTCTCGCCGCACCAACCGCCGTCACCGTAAACACCTCGCTGGGGTTTATGCGTTGGCAGACCAAGCCAAGCAATGGTGCTGCCGACAGGACTACGGCTCAGATACAAGTTACCGCGACAAGTGCTGAAACGGCAGACGGGTACTTTGAGAGCGTGATGTCGTTCACCACAACCGGCTACGCATCAGGTCAGCCCGGCGCGGACATTGCCCTCGCCTGCTCCGCTGCCAAAGGGAGAACGCTTTCAATCGGTGCCGATAATTTCTTCGTCAATGATACGGGCGGGGTGAGAATAAAGCGGACGGAGTTTGGTGATGCTGTCCGCATCGACCAGACCGGCACCGGCACAGGACAAACATCGGTCGCACTTGCTGCCAGCACAATCGGCTCAAGCCTCACCAGCGGTAGCGTCACAGCCATTGCGGGTGCTGCAAGTGGAACGTGCAGTGTTGGTGTTGGGGTTCGTGGGGAAGCTACCGGAACGGCGAACACCAACTACGGACTGCAAGCCTTTGCCAGTGGTGGAGCTACCCGCAATGTCGGCTTGTATATCGGTGCGGAACTTGTCGCGGCAACTGGAAGCTATGCGATTGAGTCTCAGGCAGCCGCAGACGTTTACTTCAAGGGTCGCACTGGGCTGAACTTTGCTGTCCCGACTAAGCAGCTTGAAGTGGGTGGCGACACTGCTCTGCGAGGGGCAGTGGAAGTAGTTGGCAACATCACCAGCACCGGACTTGCCCATTCGTTCGCGGCCAACAGCATTCCCTCACCCGCTGTAATTGGGAACGCTGCATTCACTCCCGCCAACTCTGCCGCTGCCGGTGTGGCTGGAACAATGAGATGGGATGCCAACTACCTTTATATTTGTGTCGCCAGTGGTAGCTGGAAACGTGTAGCCCTAACTGCTTTCTAGGAGTAACCATGACCACTGAAAACGAAGTAGTGACCGAAACCGTAACTGAACCCGTGATCGACATGGCCGCAGCCGAACGCGAAAAGAAGGATGCGGAGCTTCAGGAGCTAGGCGAGATCGACATGGTGGCTCACGAAGCCATGCTGGCAGAGATGGAGCTAAGAATTGAGGCAGAGAAAAAGATCGCTGCCGAACAGGATGCGGCCATGCAAGTGGTCAAGAGCGAGTGTGATGCGTACCGGGCGGCACTGAAAACTGAGGAGCAACAATGAGCTTTGTCCCAAGCACCTGCACCGGCACCCCCGCTGGCTGCGGCTGCGGCTCTCCATCTCCGTTTGCTATGCCCTCCAAGACCTCTATGGAGTGGGCACTGGCTAACCCCGTTCTCTGTGCGGGTGCTACTGCCTATGAGTCAGACACTGGCAAGTGGAAGATCGGTGACGGCATCAGGGCCTACATGGAGCTTCCCTATCAGGCCGAGCCCGGTGTAGCTGGACCCCCGGGGGAAGCTGGTCCCGCTGGTCCCGCTGGTGCTGTGGGCCCTGCGGCCCCCTTGTACTCACTGGTCATCGGGTCTGTGACTTCCGGCCCGGTGCCGATGGCCACCATCACGGGCACACCACCCACCCAGACCCTGAACCTAGTCCTGCCAAGCAGTGGCGGCGGCGGCACTGACAGTCTGACCTTTGTGTCCTCCCCGGCAGACAAGAGTGTCTACGTTGGTGATGAGGTCAGCCTCTATGCCAATGCCCAGTCAACCGAGACTCCTATCGTCTATATGTGGCAGATGACCACAGACGGTGGGGCGAACTGGACTGATGTTGCCCCCGGCCAGTCCCTCAAGTTTAAGGCTGTTCTTGCGGACAACGGCAAGACCTACAGATGCAAGGCCAGCACTGCCACCTTGGGTCCCGCCTACTCCCTGTTGGCTGACCTGAGCGTTCTGCCCAGCATCCCGGGCTCGACATGGCGAGATGGGTTCAGCAAAACACCATCACTGATCCAATTTTACGAAGGGCAATTTGCTGGCCTTGGCGGCGGCTTTTCTGTCGATGGCCTGACATGGGCTGGCATCAACACCCTTGAGACAGTGCCAGCCTTTGGTCAGGGTACATGGTCAGGTTTCGACGGGGTGACTCCATGCACAAGCCCAGACGGCATCAACTGGACGAGCCGAACCGCACTGCCCGTTTCTTATATGGGAACCAAGTGGGTTTCCTTCCTGAACGGCAAGTTCTTCTCGTTCGCCAAGGTGACCCCTGCCGGTTTCTCGCCTTCTCAGATCGTCTACAACGTAACTCCATACACCTCCACAGACGCATCAACGTGGGTAAGGGGAGTAACTTCTGGCTTGACCTCTATTACCACTCCAGACAGGCAATATGATCTGGCCTACGTCAACGGTGTGGCAAGCAGCACTACAATGGCAGTGGCTGTTGGTACTGGCTTCTACCAGAATTCCTTAGCTACGGTCACGCGATACACCACCAACAAGTGCATTCGTGCGGCAGACTCCAGCGGCTGGGTGGGCACAACCCTTCCATTCGCAGCCGTATGGAATGACGTTGCCTATGGAAATGGCCGGTTTGTGGCAGTGTGCGATGGTGCCAATGCGGTCACTAGCACTGATGGGGTGAACTGGGCAGTCATCAGAATGCCCGCCACCTTGAACTGGACGGGCATCGCATTTGGTAACGGGACTTGGGTTGCCGTTGGTGGCCCATCCGCAGTCTCAGCCATCTCTTCGGACGGGATCAACTGGACGAAGGTGACTCTGCCTAGGTCTGCAACATGGACGAGCGTGGCTTACGGCAACGGCCAGTTCCTCATGTCCAGCACAACGGGCGTATCCCTCTACTCCAAGTAGGTGATTTGTGTACACAGCTTTTGACGCAATCAGCTACCTAATGGACTCTACTGGCGGCGGTGCCCAAGACCAAGAGAACCGGGTCCTCAGGCAGGCTTTGTTCTCCGCCTACAGGGACCTTGTGTCTGTGCGGGATTGGCGTTGGTATCAGGCCGAGGAGATGATCGACATCTGTGGTCAGGACACCATCTCCCGGCATACCCTGCCGTGGGGCGTGACCTCAGTGGACTCGTTCATGCTGCCACAGACGGGCGTGATCGCTGAGTACCTGAGCCCCACCGAGTTCAACCGGCTGGTTCATTTGCAGTTCCGGGGGTTTGCCCGCATTGCGTGGACGGTCGCCCCTTCCACTCAGGTCCCTGACCGATTCGACCTCATTGTCTACAACGGCTGGGCATCTGATAGCTGCGTGTCGGTCACCTACCGTCGCCGCCCCCGTGATCTCAGGTTCACGGGCTGGGAGCCGCAGACCCGAAACGGCACGATTTCTTGGACCGGCCAAGAGGCAATGGGTAATGGCACTACCTTCACCAATCTGATGATCGGGTCTGTGTTGAGGGTAAGTGCTGACCCCAGAAAGCACCCCGAATCCCTTACCGGGATGAATGCCTACAGCGACGAGGGCTTGATCTACGGGGTTGCCAACACCGGCAAGCTGTATGCCTACTCCCCGGCGGGCAAGATGGCTTATCCAGATGGGACTAAGTTCGTAATCACCGACTATCTGGACATATCGCCCGGGATGTACACGGCTTTGCTCTCTGGCTCTGAGGTCTGGATGGCGAGGATCACCGGCAAAAATGTCGAGGGTGCGACTGGAGTCTACGGGCGTGATCTCAGGATGGCATTTGAGAGCGATGCCATTGCCGTTCTTTCTGGTCAGAGAAACCACAACGGTGGCCAAGCTGGTGGCGGCGGCTACTACGCGCTCTGGTATCTCCGACCGGGTGTGGATCAGGGCACCTACTGCGGAACAACCGGCGGGCCAAACGCTGAAGGCACCTGTCCCATCCCGGGTGAAATCAACGGTGGCTCCTCCGATACGGTCTACGATAGTTGCGGGAACCCCATCGCATGAAGATAAACAAGTTCAAGGGGTGGGCCCCTGCCTTCTCCCGGTACATCCTGCCCCCGGGTGGTGCAGTAGAGCAGGTCAACTTCACCTGTCTCACTCCCGGCCAGATTGCCGTTCGCGGCGGCTCAAAGAAAATCATTCCCACCAGCAAGCGGATGGTCGAGCTATGGGGCCTGTCCACCGGCACCGCCAAGACCGACATCATTCTTGGTCAGAGTGAAAACGGTGACATCGTAGAGTTCGACGGTGGCACTGAAACCACCAAGCTGGCTGGTCAGTTCACCGGGGATCACCCAGTGGCCTTCTCCCAAGGTCGCAGAGGAGAGGTCTACATCTACCAAGGGTATGGCAAGCGTGGATTAGTGCGGGACTCATCGGGTACTGTTCGACCAGTTGG